ATTATATATAGTAAGTATAGTAAGTAGAAAGTAAGAGAAGAGTAAGTTGTTCTTCTACTTTTAATAGATTATAATATTATATATAGTAAGTATAGTAAGTAGAAAGTATAAGAAGTAGAAGAACAACTTTAGTAATTGATATCTTTATCCAGCTGTCTGAGTTTGATTATTTCCGCTCCTGTTATATAGATACTGAGTAAGTGGATTGTCTTTAGAGAAGTCATGATCTCTGACAAATGCAATCTTCTTTATTATAGACATTCCATACTTAGTAGAAGAGTTGTCACCAACTGTCTTGTTCTTGTTAGTGAATGCATATACTCTATATCTCATTTGACAGTTACCTATTCCGTTGTGAGTTAAGTAAGTATACAATGGAGTAGATCCACCTTTCTTTGGACCATCCATCAAGTCAGCATAGTCAGTGATTCCGGTGTCTAGACCTACTGTACCAAGTTTGTTAGTGTAGTATATGTAGTTTCCAGTCTTTTGGCTAGACTTAGTACATCCATACAATGCTGCAGGAGCTGCTATCCAGATAGTGTTGACTGTGGTGTTCAACAACTGGTCATTGACATCATTTATAGAGTTGTTTCCTGCTTGGTAGTTAGTCCATGTTGAAGAATACTTGACAGCATTCTTTCCATTCACCAGACCGTCCCATCCATTGTTGTAGTCTCCTTTGTCTTGGGCAGTCTGCAACTCTTTGCAAGTCTTCTGAGTAGTACCCCAATATATCTTGTATCTTCCTCTTATGTTAGTGTCTACGGCACAAGTGTACTTCTCATTCACATCCCATTTCTCTGTTGGCTTAGTACCAGCAGCTCCAATGTAAGTTCCTTTCTCTGCAAGTTGTTGGAAGTACATCTGTGATGCTTCTGCCCAAGTGTATGATGTAGTCTTGAGAAGAGTGTAAGTGTCTTCTGTTGCAACTACTAATCCTGATCCTAGGACATTAGTGTAAGTAGGAGTAGTTCTAGTAGCACCGGCCGGGTTATATGCGAACAAGTCCGTCTTTCCACCTCCAAGAGGCTTGCCTAATGAAAGATTTCCACCAAAGTAACCTAAGAACTGATTGTCTTCTCTTCTACTTATAGTTATCTTGCAATCTTTCATAGAGTTGTACTGGCTTACACTTCCTTGGTAACTGTTAGGACATAGCTTGTAAGTTATCTCAGTGATTCCTCTAGTGTAGCCTAGCATGTTTCCAAGAACAGTACCGTATATAGGATCAAGATGTTGCTGACAGTCATAAGCAACTCTCTGTCCGGTGAAGTTGATGTTGTAGTTCACTTTAGTTCCTACTTCTACATCAAATGTAGTTCCTGCATTGAAGTTTCTAGACCCGTTGAAGTTGACTGTCATGCTAGGTCTGTAGTATTCTGGTTGTGTGAGCAATGCTGCCATGATAGTTGTGAAATATGCTGTTGGACCAAGACTTGCTACATATGCATAAGACATTGGAGCAACAATCTCACCTCCAACTATCATTCCTCCATCATAGTACATCTGGCCATTCTTTCTGATGTCCATCACATTATGTCTAGACTTTGACTTCACATACTCTCCTGCATCTTTTCCATTAGTGATAGCTAATGGATTAGGACCTTTAGATGTGTCACCTGTAGATCCATTTCCAATAGAGAATATAGTCTCATAGCTAGAGTCATAGTAATATGTGCCACTAGCATCAGGAGTGCCTGCCGGAATTCTACCTGGTATGTATCTTCCTCCTAGTCTAGCAAACTCATTAGGTACAGTATATATCTTCTCACCTTCTATAGATGATGTGGTGTATGCTCTGTTCCATGATCCAATAGAGAACTCTGAAGTGTTAGATGCAAGAGTATTGAATCCACCAACATGGCTGTAGTCACCTCTAGCATGTGTAGAGAATCCTTCAGTGTGAGTAGCAATGCCATAAGCAGAGCTCATGAATCCTTCTACATGCGAATATGTAGCATCTGCTGTCGCAATTCCAAAGTAACCTTCTGTATGAGTGTAGTCACCTTGTCCATTAGATCCATATCCTTCTACATGAGATCCTATTCCATAAGAACCAGTGAATGTCCCTTCTGCATGAGATCCTTCACCTTTTGCAATAGAAGTGTTTCCTTCTACATGTGCATACTTTCCATCTGCTCTAGTAGACAGTCCTTCTCCATGTGCATAGTCACCTGACACACTGACAAAGCTACCTTCAACATGTGATGCAATTCCTATTGACTTTGTCTCATTTCCTTCAGCATGAGAATAGTTGCCAGATGCTATAGTAGAGTTTCCTTCTGTATGGGACATGTCACCAATAGCGTGTGTAGCATATCCTTCAGCATGTGCGCCTTTGCTTGCTTCTGTCTTTGTTCCTTCAGCATGAGATCCTTCACCTATAGCTTTTGTATCATTTCCTTCAGCATGGGAATACTCACCTGATGCGACGCTTGACTTTCCTTCTACATGAGCATACTTTCCAGTTGCATGATTGTCATTTCCTTCAGCATGAGAATACTCACCAGTAGCTTCAGAGTTTCCTTCAGCATGTGCTCCTTCAGCAAGAGCTTTTCCTTGACCTTCTGCGTGAGTGTACTTTCCGGTTGCAGTAGAGTTTCCTTCACCATGTGCGTAGCTACCATTTACTGTTGCATTTCCTTCACCGTGACTATAGTCACCACTAAGAGTAGCATGACCTTCAGAATGGGAATACTCACCTGTCTCTATAGTTGACTGACCTTCTGCATGTGAGTATCTTGAGTTAGCGGACTTTATCTTTGACTGTCCTTCAACGTGCGATCCTTCAGAATAACTGAAGCTATTCACACCTTCAGCATGAGAATACTTTCCTATGGACGCAGTGCCATTTCCTTCTGCGTGCGAATAGTCACCGCTTGCATTAGAGTTGTATCCTTCTACATGAGATGCTATTCCTTTAGCGGAAGTGGTTGTTCCTTCTGCATGAGAATAGTTGCCTACTGCTTTGGTATTGTTGCCTTCTGCAAATGCAGCAGTTCCTTCCGCTGTTGTCTCATTTCCTGCTGCTACAGAATACTCACCTTCTGCATTAGTGTTTGTTCCAAGAGCAACAGATCCAGTGCCTCTAGCATTAGCATAAGATCCGGATGCAAATGACGCTTTTCCTTGTGACTTAGAATGCTCACCTTGTGCATGAGAATATGTACCAGATGCACTGTTCCAATATCCTTCTACATGAGCATAGTCACCATCAGCATAGTTTCCTTCACCTTCCGCGTGAGCACTCTTTCCATACACAACATTCATGATGCCTTCTGCATGACTATAGCTCTTGTATATCTTGTTTCCTGCTCCTTCGGCATGAGCATATGCTAAGTAAGGCTGATTCTTGTCATCATTCTCATGTATAGGTATGACATTAGAGACATAGTCATTGAATATCTCTGAATAAGTAGATGTTGGCTCTTCTTTTCCTTTGACATCAGCCCATTGGCCAACACCGGTATAGTAAGTTCCTAGCTGTGACTTTCTGACATATCTTTCTTCTAAGAACTTCTCATTGTAGCTAGATGTGACTATTCGGTCTGCATAGTATGTTGTGTTGTTCTTGTCATTGTCATTCTTTATGAGCCAAGGAGAATAGTAGATAGGACTATTGCTAGTGTTATCTTGTGTCACAACTATCTGTCCTTTGTATATAGATGAGTTAGGTGACTTCATCTCATACTCAAGATATGAATATGAAGTCATCACAGAGTTCTCTTCTATAGGTGCTCTCTTGTGTCTTCTTATAGAGAATCCTCCATCTATCTCTTGCTTGTTCTTTATCTTGAACAAGTCAGTGCTGTTGTATGATATAGTTGCATCTGCCATAATGTTAGAATATTCTAAACTAGTAGTTCTAATGGATTTAATTAATAATCAACTTTGAATCTGAAAGAGTTGCTGAATGGATATCTGCTACTCTTCAATGCTATCTTTGTGAATGACATTCCGTAATGTGTTCCTGATACACTTTCTTTTGTCACACTCACTACATCAGATGCATACTCAGATCCATTCTCCGTATATATGCACTGTTCTATCTTAGTGTTCTCATCTACTATATATATTGAGTAATTATCAGAAAGTAATAGTGTAGGTATCACTATGCATTCTAATGTGCATTTCTTAGATGCATTCATCACATCACTAATGCCTGTTCCGGAAGTGGTGTCACCATCAATGAAGAACTTAGTTCCATATATAGTCTTTCCAAACTCATTAGCAAAAGAAGACATGTCAGTAGGTTGGCTATTCTCGCATACATACACTTCATATTTTCCTATCTTGTATATAGGATCAGTGAAGAAAGAAGTAGTAGTAGAATCATTGAATGCATGATCAACATCATATACTGGAGGATTCATTCCTTCTAGCTGTGGATATTCTCTGGCATTTGCAGGACCATGTGAGATGGTGTATGCAGTAGCAATGATGTTCTTTCCTTCCCTTATGTTAGAGAATGACATCTTCAATGTAGGAGATGAAATGGACGCTAATGTGCTCACATCTCCAGATATTTCGTTGACAGTCAATTTCTCAATCCTTATTGCGTCATTCAATCTTATATCATACAATACATCAACATTAGATATAGAAGAACCTACAGGAACAGGATCTTCATACCATTCACTAGCATCTTTATTCTCTATGGTGATAGGAGTGACAGATGGAGTAGCATAAGGATATGGAGTGATTATCTTCTTGAGTATCTCTTCTAAGTTGTGTCCTTCGAATGGTGTAGTAACTTGCTTAGGCTTGATTGCTATAGTGCCAGCTTCTTCTGTAGTATAAGTGTAGTACTCATAAGTGTCTTCTGTCTTTTTCCACTCTTTAGTGTAAGATCCATCTTTGTTCTGCGTCCAAGTGTAAGCATACACATATCCTATCTCTGGCTTGTCAGACTTCACTGTCTTCCAAGACTTCTCTGACAAGTAAGTGTAACCATTGTCATCAACATCATCATGAGTGACATACTTTGACTTGATGTCCATGATTTCTGACACCGTATTGATTCCTAGTTCTTGTGCATTCTTGAGCCAATATGATATTTCACCTAAAGTGTCTAAGAAGTCTGGTGCACCACCTACTAGCTTCTCAATCTGATAGTCTGTGTAGTTGTAGGAGTCAAGCCTGTAGCTTGTCAAGTAAGTGTTTATGTTAGAAACATCGGCATCATGCTTCTTTTTCACTTCATTGAGATATGCATTTATTATAGCACTTACTTTGTTAGTGTAAGAAATAGAATAAGCTACTCTGTCTTCAAGATAGTCATTGCTTTCTCTCAAGTAGCTGTACACAAAGTCTATCTTATTAGATACAGACATTGGACTCCCATAAGAAGTATATGCAGGTATGTCATCACCATTTCCTTTGTTGTAGTCGGACAATGGATCAAATGCTTTTGCTCCATTAGGACCAAACACTCTGTTGTATGCATTAGCCCACCATGTTCCATTAGTCATCAAATAAGATGATGAGAATCCTATTCCAGATGCTATCTGTTCTCCTCTGAGCCATATGGACATTCTGTTCTTTCCTGTAGTAGGATCTTTAGAAGACAAGTCACTCATCACTATCAGTCCTCCTGTGTATTTGAGCATGTTAGGTATGTTAGGAGAATGAGTAGTGATGAAACTTACTTTATAGTATTCATCGTTGTACTTATTTGTTGCCATAGATGTAATGATTGTTTATTCATAGTCTGCTGCTACTCCGCCATCTGACACTGTAGATGCATTGTAAAGAGAGTTAGCAGTAGTATAGTTGTAGTTGCAGTTTATCTGTATCATGTAATGATAAGGATCTCTTACTAAAGAAGGACGCAAGTCAAAGTAAATAGACTTAGACACATTAGGATATGCGGCATCAATGTAGTACTCTAGCACAACCGGAATAGATAGGCTTTCTCCTACTTCAACATACTTGCTAGACTTCTCTTTTCCTTCAGTCAGCAAGTATTCTTGTGCTTCTAGATTAGGATACAAGAATGCTCCATAGAAAGATCTTCCACTATCAAACACAGGAACTTCATTGTTTATGAATGATGTGAATGTTGTGTCTTCTGTCAAGTTGACACTAGTCTTGTTGCTACCATCTACTTTAGTGCCTACTATGTCTTCATATCTGACAAGCCACTTGTTGTCACTTCTATTAGCATATATGTACCAATAAGGATTCTCTTTAGCAAGTGAAGCATAGTACTCATTCAATGATCCATTGGAAGAGTCACTTGAGTAAGTAGAGAGGCCTACTCTGTATATCTTGTAGCTTTCACTTCCTATGTTGGCGCTCTTGTCTATGTGAAGTCCTTTCCATTTGATGAATGACTCAGATTCAGTAGTATTGTGTGATGTTCCACTTCTTGCACGATATCCTAGCAAAGCCTGTGTGTTAGACACACTCATGTACTCATCATGATTGCCCTCATACACAAGTGACTGCTTCGTCTTTATTTTTTCTTCATCTCTAGTGTTCTGAGAAGATGATGACAAGTATATCTTTGACTTTGTCCAAGGAGAATTCTCTCTGAAGTATATCCATTGTCCTAGATGTTGTGCAGATATGTTGTTGTTGACTACTAATGGAATTCTCTCATAGTTGACAATATTTTCTTTGTATGTATCTATAGAAGAATTGATAAGCTCAAGATCAGTGTTTCCTGGGAATATGCTATACAAGTTCAGTCTAGTGTTTCCTGTGTTCTTGATGACTATGTTCATATTCTTCTTCACAAAGATGTCTTTCAGCTCCGTATTGTTGTAAATGTTCACGTTGTTGATAGTACTGTTGCTTAGCAATACTGATGTGTTGTCATAGTTCAAGTACACCTCATACTTAGCATTAGATTCACTATCCAACAACGTCTTCCAATTCTCTACTTCACTATTCATAGAGTAAAGCTTGTCTTTGAGAGAAATCATCTTGTTCTCTGAAGTGTTGAATCCTGAGTATATAGATTCTGGCATATGGAAGAACTTCTGATCATTAGAAGTTATCTTGTCTTGAATGTGCTCAGTATATCCATCATCCATCAATGTCTTAGTGAATGCTGCAGTCACAGTGTCATCATTGTTCTGTGTGAGTATGTCACTTAAGTCAATGTCTTCTCTGTATTGTGAAGGGAATAGCACGGTCTTTTCATCAGACCATGGTGTGTATATAGACATGAATGGCTGTCCAATGTTGACTTTGTATCTAAGTCTGATAGTCACATCTTCTCCTTGCTGTATTGGTATGTCTATCTGATTCCATTTCACTATGTTGTCAGTGCTTCCATAGTCTACAAATTCCACACCATATCCAGAAGAACTGAACACTAACTTTCTTTGTCTGTCTATAGTAGATAGCTTGTTCCAGTCAGTGAAAGTAGAAGAGTTTACTATAGTGACCGATGTTGTGTCTTTAGTAGTAGACTTGTACTTGTACTCAACATCTATCCCAATTATCTCTACTTTGTCATTGACACTGTCTTTCAATAACTGCGACAGCGTGTCTATGTTAGTGATTCCTCTGATTCTGTACTTGACTGAGTTGCCTGTCACATTCAAGTCAGTAGCCTTCACATTGATGTTGTCTATGACATTGTTGAGTTGCTTCTGGAGTGAGTTCTTTGTAGTGTAGTACTCATCTATTTGTCTCTTGAGCATCTCTTGTGTGGTAGAGTTGTCTGTAGAGAAATCAGTTGTAGTTAGCTTATTGTATGCTTCATTTATAGAAAGCTGCACAGCCTGCAACTGCTGAGAAAGATTGTTCTTTGCTTCATGCAAGGTCTTTATGTCGTCAGTAGTCACATCATCGATGAGATGCTTGTTGATAGGAACAACTTGAAGAACTTCATTCTCATCAAAAGTGTCGGACACGGCAGACTGTACTTCTTCTCCTTCTTGTATAGTTCTAAGTTCTTGAGTAGTGAAGTTGCTTACTTGTGGATAAGCAGTCTCCGTTATACCAAGAATCAAGTCACCTATGTTAGTGCAATACTTGTTGTAATATTCTATGTAAGAAAGATTGTTGCCATAGTTGTCTTTGATGTAGTTGCCATATTCATCTCTCACATACACATTGTTAAGATTCAGCAACAATGGGCTTGACCATTGGCTTCTGATTCCATTTCCTATGATAGACAAGAATATGATGATGTACGGATTCTCTTCTAACGGAACATTCACATACTTGTATTCATTGTATGACTCATTGTATATGATGAATGACATAGACGTATCTTCTGATATGTCTTGAAGCGCGACATGTCCTACATTCTCTTCAATGATGACACTCATGTCATCTGTGTTCACACTCTTCACTATCCAAGTAGCATTAGTTCCTTTCATTGCAAGGACATCACCTACTTTCAGCACATAAGAAATAGCACTATCTTCATTGTTAGTGTATTCTATAGTGTCAAGATATAGCTTGTAAGACAACTTAGAAGATGTCTTCTCTGTCCAAGGATTGGCCGTGCCTATCTCTTCTTGTGAAGGTATGTTGATGATAGAGAACTTGCTATCAAACTTGTTTGTCTTGATAGGGAGATCTATAGTGTTGTCATATTCATCATAGTCTGTTCCTTTCTTGTAGTTGTACACAGCTGCCTTGAAGTCTGAGTATGACTTCAAGTCCATTTGTGATAAAGTATCATACAAGTCAGTGTCATGAAGAACAACTTTCTTCATGTATATAGAAGATGCATTGTAAGGCAAGTTGTCTATGCTTATCTTGATGTAAGTCTTAGGACTAACTAAGTCTTTCAAGAAGTTGTTGTCAGTGTAGCCTGCTACTAAGCTAGACATAGAAAGACTAGGTGTGACAGGAGCAATTCCATTCTTCTCTAGCACTACTTTGTAAGTGTCTTGTGAAGTAGTGAGCCAAGCAGATCCACTATTAGGGATGCTATATATCTGGTCTAAGTTGTTAGAGAGTTCTTCTATCTTAGATTCTAAGTACAAGTAAGAAGGTATTCTGAACTTAGAAGTAGTTCCATCTAATGCAGTGACATTCACTGTTATCTCTGTTGACTTTGTAGAGAGACTTTGATTCATTGCCTTCAACATGTCATAGCACTGAACGTAAAGTCCTTGCAACTTAGTATAGTATTCTTTTATAGAATTGTTAGTGATCATCTTCTATTTTCTTTTCTGTCTTATATATAAAAATAGGATAGCTTATCCTTCTTTGTTGACCCACTTCAAGTCAAGCTCACTTATTCTCTCTATCAACTCACTTATCTTGTCATTAGTCTCTTGCTTGAACTTTGTCATGTCTTCTCTGAACTCATCTAAGTTATAAGAAGTGAGAACAGACCCTATAGCAGACTCAACATTAGACAATCTCTCTGACATAGACTTCATGTCTCTCATCATGTCTGACATTTTGACTACTAGCTCAGATTGCTGTGTAAGCAATGATGCGAAAGTCATGAATGCATCTTTCTTAGAGTCATCTGTTATCTCTGATGGCATCTTGTCAGACACAGGAAATGGCTTGAACTGATTAGCAATAGACAATGACCATGTAGTGCCGCATCCACTTTCTCTGTCCATTGTGAGCGTGACATCAGTAGGACCGCTAAACCATATTCCTAGAGGCACATTCTGTATCATCTGCTCAGGATTAGTCTTGTTGAATGCTAATGATATTGCATCTATTGTCTCATCTATGTTCTTCTCATCAGTCATGTAGTTAGTGTCTATTATGTCATACAATGGAATCATGACATTGAATGTCAGCTCATGAGCATCATAGTTGTCTTTGTTGGTTATCTTTAGTCCATCAATGATAGAAGTTATCTCATATTCTGGTATCTTCATGCCTTCTATAGCAGTGTCTGTCATCTTGTCATATATAGGACTTAGTTCTTCATACTCAGAAGGTCCATGATACCCTTCTTCATACTTTGCTAGTTCTATTATGTGCTTTGCAACTTCTTCATCTGGTGCAATCTCTTCTTTCTTGCAAAGTCTGTAGTACTCATTCAAGTCATCAGACAAGTCATTAGATACAAAGTTGTAATCTGAACTAACTGATACCCAATCAGCTGAAGCATCCGATAGCAACTTGTTCTCATCGCTCTTATATAGCGACAATGTGATTGCACCGTCTTTGTTGAAGTCATAGTTTGGATCATATTGCAACAACTTGTCAGACCATCCATGAAGATATCGTGTGCTTTCTCCTTCTAGTGTAGCATACATAGCACCATCATGATTGTTGAACATGATTTCTGTATACCTTTCTTTAGTAGGATCTACTACACATATAGTGTCAGTGAAAGTGCCATTGTAGTCTTGTTCTGTCACATTTCCGTAATACACTATCTTTGAGTTTGCTCTCACTTCTTCTTCTGTCATGTTCTCATACTTATATATGTACTCGAGTAAGTAGTTTAGAGGAAGAAGCATCTTCTCTTGATTATAGTTGTTAGAGATGCACCAGTCACGAAGTGTAGCCATCTTATTCTCATAGTACGAGACTAAGCCATTGATGAACAATTCTTTGTTCATCTCATATATGATAGACTTCTTCTCATATCCTTCTAACTCATCCCATTCTTTGTGTTCATTGTTATCATTATCAAGGGATGGTGGTATAGGCTCGTATTTTTTATCGTAGAACTCTTTTGCTTTTTCTTCATCTCTCAGCATAGATAGATTCATGCACAAGAAAGAAGATGGAAATATCTTGTTGTCGGTGCTAAGCAAGTTGCCAGTCAATGACTCACTGTAGTTAGACAATGACAAGAAGTTGTTGTCTTGTGTTGCTCCTAAGTAAAATAGATTAGTCTTTCTTTTCATTAGATAAAATGAACTTTCTGTTATATAAAAATTGCCAAATTAAAAATTGAAATTTCTAAGTCATGTTCTATATTAATTTTGTACAAATAATGATATTCAGAATCATGCATTGAAGATGGACACTGAGATGTACAGGAAATTCAATAGAAAGGTAAAAGAATTTAACAATTAAGAGTATGATAGAAAATAGCAAATTAGGAGACAAACTACTTGTAATATATGACTTAGAGACTACTGGACTTGATAAGTCTAAAGATCATGTCATTCAGTTTGCTGCGGTCAAGTATGACTGGAACAAGAAGAAGATAGTAGATAGCAAGAATCTTTACATTCTTCCTGAAGGAAATTTCCAGATTCCTATTGGCGCATTTCTAACTCATGGCATCAATGCTGAATTTCTAAAAGACAAGCCACACTTCAAAGATGTAGCACAGTCTATATATGACTTCTTTGAAGGTTGTGATGTTGTGACATTTAATGGGTGTTCTTTTGACAATGCAATACTTACAGAAGAGTTTGCTCGTGTCGGTTTGACATTCGATGCAAGGACATTCAACAATTATGATTGTTTCTATGAAGAGAAACGAATCAATGGCAACAGACTAGGCGACACATTCAAGCGTTACTATGGGCGTACTATGGAAGAAGCTGGCCTGAGAGCACATGATGCATTGTCTGATGTCAAAGCAACAGCAGCTATCTTTGTGAAGCAACAAGAGAATCATCCTTATGAGCCAGAACAAATCATAACAGTAGACAATGTAGTTGCTATGCAAGAGTTCCAAGGAAAGGTAGTTCCATGTTTCACATTAGGTAAGTATCGTGGCTTAGGTGTTGCATTCGTCGCCAGCTTTGACCAAGGCTACATCGCTTGGGCTATAGGTGACAAGAGCAAGTTTGTACCATCAACAAAAGAATATCTTAAGAAATATTTGACAGTTTGATTAAAAAGAAAAAGATTATGATTGAAGTAAGAAAGACAAAAGAAGGATTCATTGACTTCACTGGTATGATTATGGGTGCCATGAAGTCAGGTGACAAGATTGCAAGCATGACTTACAAGCAAATCAAGTCACGCATCATGGAGTTCAAGACACAAGAAGTGAAAGACGGTCAGCCACGCCCGGTGTATGACTTGACAGCAGAAAAGAAGCTTCTAGAGACTATGCAGAAGGAACTAGAGAAAGATGTGAAGACTTATCTTGCTATCAATACAGAGAAAGCTATTGCTAATGCTAGTGAGTCACAGAATCAGCTCAACATCATTACTGAGCTTCTTCCTAAGCCTGCTAGTACACAAGAGATTCAAGAAGGCATCAACGATTGGATCATCAAGTATGGTGCTATCACACAAAAAGACATGAGCAAAGTGATCAATCATGTAGTAGCCGGACATCCTAATGCTAGAAAGGCAGATGTAGCAACAGTAGTGAAAGCAAACATCAACAAGTAACTTAAAATCTTATAATAATGAAAAGTAGAACAATTCTCAAGTATCAGTATGATGAGTTAGGAAATTTCTTGTGTGATCAATATGTATTGAAGCATAAGTTGCAAGACAAGAAACATGAAGCAGAGAAGAAGATCACAGACATCATGGCTGAAGATCTTCCTGACTTAGTCAAAGAAGCTTACAAGAAATACCCAAAATATTTCGCACTCAAAGCTCGCGATATTTCTGATGTCATGTACTTCATTAACGTAAACACAGTACAATATAATCCGGAAGACCGGAATGGACAACGAAACATCAAGTCAATCAAAACAAATTATAGTGAAGGTGCCATTAACTATGCTAATGATCTTTATACCACAATAAAGGAACTTAATCTTCATGAACAGTATTCGCATTCTTATTGGGGTTACGATAGTAGATATTCATCTAATTTGTTTAGTTTCAAGTTCAAAGGACTAGAAATTACTGAAGCTGATGATAATGACAGATACAGATACGATTATAGAAAAGATGTCAATGTAATTGGTACATATATTCAGACTCATCCTAAGGTAGGAGAGATCTTGAAGGAGTACATCATTGAGCTTTGCAAGTACAACAAGTTCAGGAAAGACATTTCTTGTGCATTCTCTACTATCACTACTACTAACATGCTCAAGAATGAGATTCCTGAAGCTTATGACTATTTCTACAAGAAATGGGGCAAAGAATATGAGCAACAGGATGCTGATGAGAAGAGTCGCAAGAAAGCAGAGAAGAAAGCTCAGTGTGACAAGATAGAAGCTCTGCGAGCTTCAATTGCATAGCAATTTTAATTTGACTAAAGTCAAAAGTCTAAATTGATTGCATCAATTTTTAATCATGAGAAAGCTTACAGATATGATAAGAGAGAATCAGGACAAGAATCCTGATTCTCTTGATATGGATTGGATAAACAATGATGGGCCTGTCATCACTAAAGGAGGATATGAGGCTAAGATTGATGATGTTGACATGACAAAGATACCAAATCAACTCAAAGGTCATGTATACACATCAGATGGTGAGATAGATGGATGGATATGGGATGAGACAGGAAAGTGCATCCAATGCAAGAACAAGTACGGTACTGGATATCGTCCCGGAGATGAAGAGACATTGTTGAAGAACACTGATTAATTTAACTTTCATTAACAATAATTGTTCTGAACTTTTATGTATAAATAATCTATATTAGATATGTGCAAACAACAATTGCACTAACAATAATTAATGTTTAACCCTTTAAATTAAATCTTTTTGATGAGTAAAGAAACAAAAACACAAAATCTCATTGGTGCTTATGTAGATGAGAATGACATCTTGAACTCGATGTTCACTAATGACAAAGATCGCATCAAGCACAATTCATTGGCATTTGCCAACATGTCTATTGCAAAAGCGTTTGCTAAGACTTACAACATTCAGATTTCTGATGAAACTAAGAAAGACAAAGCGATGAACACAGTCACTAACATTGAAGTTGGTCAGCTTTATCTTGGTGAAGTCAAGGAGTTTGGAAAAGACACACTTACTTTTGTCATTCCTGGTGTCAAGGAAGAGTTGGTATGCAAGGAGAACTTCAACTCATGCATCGACTCTATTCGTAACTATCTCATGACACACAACAATCAGTTGATGTTCGAGGTTCGTGAGAAGAAGAACAACACTTACTTTGTGTCAGTAGCAAATGGTTACTTCCGTTATTGGATGCATCAGATTGAGAATAACATTCAAAAGGAGACACCAATCGCTGTACACATTGATGAAGTTGTCAAAGGTGGATTCATGGCTCATGTGAACATCAGTCCATTAGTTGAGATTACAGGTAAAGAGTACACTAACTCAGTGTTCATTCCAGGTTCACAGATTGTGCTGAACATTGAGAAAGACTTTGAGCGTTGGGTAGGTCAAGATGTTGACATCATTCCACAGAAGGTAGTTGACTTCAAGCGAGACTATGCTACTGGATGCATTGAGAAGTCTATTGTTGGCTCACGCAAGCGTTTGCTCCAAATCGATGGTTACCAGAACTTGTATGACTTGTGGTTGAAAGAGCGCCTTGCAAAGAAGAATGAGAATGTCACTTATGAGCGTCCTGTTCTTGATGGTCATGTCACAGGTATCATCAACTCAGCGAAGAAGCAAGGCGTGTTCATTGAGCTTGACAACTTGAACATCACTGGTTTGATGCCTATCAGTCCTGATAAGTTGCTTGATTTCCATCCTGGTGATCCTATTCAAGTGAAGATCAAAGAATTTGAAGTTCAAGAAGGTAAAGATGCATTCAAGACTACACGAAAAGGTCGAGTAGTTGTATGCAATACACGACCAGTGTTTGAGAAAGCATAGAATATAGAAAATGGACAGAACTTAAGTTCTGTCCATTTTCTGTTTAATTTTAATTATGCATAAATTCATTATAAGAGATCTCGGTTGGACCTAATTTAATAGTATTTCCTTTTCCTTTAATGAGGATATCCCATTCATTGACATCACCATCATCTTTAGAGGTAACCGTCAATCCATTTGTTTTCTTAAGCCATTCAATAGCTCTCTTACCGCTAGATAAAGGTTTAGAATAAATCCATCCATCATCTATGGCACTTGCTAATTCACCCTCATCGATAGGATTATCACTACCTTCTCCTAATAAAAATCTTAGTACATCTGTACCTTTTTGATTTTTTAATGATCCTTCTGCTTCTGTAATTAAGGTTTCTAATAAACTTTTCATGATATATTCTTTTTTTTTTTACATGCTAGATCCGTCATTTCTCACAAATCCGTTTGATTGTGATGAAATGTTAGATTGATTTACTGTATCTTGACTTGGTTCGTGGGTTCTATCAGAACCTTGATTCTCTATACCTTGTTCATTATTGTCTTTGTGTGCATCATGATCTTGATTATCATTGTCATTTTTATTCTCATCATTGTCTTGCATATTGTTAGGATCTGACTTCAAGTCATCAAAGTCATCTGTCAATGATACGCTGAATGTGTTAGGATCTCCTGTTCTTCTGACACCAACAAAGTTGAGCATGTCATCTACTATGCCTTTCATTTCTTCAGGTAAGTTCTCCGCATCATCAACCCATATTCCATTGTCTTCGGTGTTGTATATGTTGACAACCGTCTTAGTCAATGTAGCAGTCTTGCCAAATGGCTTCTTCTTCTCATAACGATAGCGCAATGCTATAGATTCATTTCCGTCTTCATCTCTGACTGCTTTGATATAGTAGTTCTCAGGCATTCTCATGTTTCTAGCCAAGATCTCTGCAAACGCTTTTGCTCCTTTCACTTTGTCTTTAGAGTTCAAGATTTCTCTCAAGTCTTTCTTCTGGATTGATTCGATTTCTTGGTCACCAAATCCATAATTCTTCAACCCATTCATATTTGAATTCTCTTCTTGTCCGTCTTCAAAAGTGAACTGGGTGTACTCAACATCACCATAGATGTCTCTTGATTCACACTTAGGAGCACATTCATCCTCATAGTTGCCATCATAGCAACCATTGTAGCCAAGTTGTGGCATGTCAGAAGGACAGAATGCCACATAGCATTCTTTTCCATTTCCTGTAGGTATGATCTTTATGTTGTTCAGTCCTTGTTGTGATACATAACATGCTAGTGAAGTAGTGTCATTCCATACAGGAAGATATATCTGTCTTCTAGTTGTCTCTTCATCATAGAAGAAGCTAGACTTGCATATCAATGAGACATTGTCAGGACCAGGTGTAGCTACTACAGACAACTGTGATGCAAACAGATTGTTTATGTTAGTTATTATGTTGTTTACTGGAGTAAGATGGTTTGTCACACCAATAGTCTGATTTGGTGTCCAAGCCTCTTTTATCATTGAGAGTGTCTTCATTTTACTCTATTGTTATTGTTGAGTTCTTATCATTAAACATATAATAATAACTTTCTCCACAATCTCTCTTTCTATAAGAATAAGGCTTGTCAGGCCAACCTCTAAATATCTTATGATCATAGAAGTCTCTCAATGTTCCTGTCGCATCATTTGTGATATATATATGTTCCATGTCATTCTCATTGTGGTAAGTTCTATCTAATGATGATGCAGAATTGAACTCATTGTCACAGCAAGACCTTTCTATCACTGGTGTCTCTCTAAAGAACTTAAGAACTGGCAATCCTGTCTTCATCAATGTCTTGATTTTCTTCCTGCTTGCTTTGTACTCTATCTCTCCTTGACAATTCAAGTCAAAGCAAGGAATGTGCATCATGTCATATCCTTTGTCTTGCATAGAATATGCTATGTCTCTGATAGTCTTTCCTTCTTCTACATGAAGTTCTTCATCTGCATCTATGAACAAAACATAGTTGACATCAGAACAGTAGTGCATATATGCATCAAGATACATCTCACTCAACAAGTCATAGTCTTCTGAGAATCTCTTTCCTCTGAACTTGTCTATGAACTCTATAGAGACATCATTGAATAGCTTAGTGAATGAGTCTCTCGGATTCTCTCCATTCAAGTCATTGTTGTCTACGATGATGACTTTCTTTACTCCATTGTCAATTAGTTTTTCTATAGTATGTTGTAGTCTCCAATTCTCATTCTTGACAGGAATTATGGCTGCTACATTGATAGACTGATGAGAAAGATTTCCTTGGTAATTTCTTTCTGGGCTGAACCAAGTAAGACGATGATTCCACTCACACTCACTGACTACATTGATGTCATTCAAGTCCGGTATGATGTTTTGCCAGAATCTTATGTTCTTGTCATAAGCATGAATGAACAATGGAAGTCTATGGCTAGTCATCTCATATACAGCATCCGCATTCATGTCATATGCAAAATGTGATGCTATATCAAATGACGGCTTACTGAAATCCCATAACATAGGCACTAGCTGAGCAAAGTACAAGTCTTCATACACATCATACATGTCTCCATTCATCTGATTATGTCTAGCAATGTCTTCTTTGCTATCTAGCATGAACTCTCCATCAGGATCTGTCACTTCCATCATAGTTGATACTTTTCTTAGGCTTACTCCGCCATTTCCTATAGCAGGAACATTGAACCATCTTGCATTATGTGACACTATAGGTGCACCGATGTAGTCATAGTCCATGTCTATGTAGGTCTTCAGACTTCCGCCAATGCAATATCCATCTGTCTGGTATATCAATGCAAAGTCATAGTTGAAGAAAGTCTTCCAAAAGTCATAAGACTTCATCATCTTAGAATATGTGATAGTAGACTTGAAGTTCTCATCTTTGAACATGTTGAAGTAAGTGTTCTTTCCTTTAGAAACAAGTTCTTTCCATTTAGAAGTGTCCATCTTAGGGCAGATGAAGTTTATGTCATAGTCATTGATGTCTTCAAGATTATACATCAATGACATGATAGACTTCTTGTCTATGATAGTAGGATCCTCATAGTATATAGGAATGATTATAGTAGATGCTTGCATAGTGTTGCTCATGATTAATGTTTAAATATATGTTTATGGTTTCCAGTGCCTCCAATAAGTCATGATGTTAGAGAGTGTGTCTTTAGCCATGTGACCTTCTGAATAGAATGCAGTAGGCCAAAGTCTAACAGGTATGATGTGAGTGTTTCTTCGAAGCATTGGGATGTACATCCTGACCATGAATGAAATCTTGTACTTCTTGCAAAGGCGTTTCAATACAGGCCAGTTGATGTACTTGTTCACCTTGTGCTGAACTTCATTGAACTGCAATTGATTGTATTGCTTCCATACTTCATAGCAAGTGTTCAGTATTCTAGTTCTTGCAAAAGGAGGAACAAAGTGGAAGTTCAGACCTATTTCTCTTATGTTCTGCTTTTGATCTCTCACAAGACCGAAGAAAAGAACCATAGGAGTTCGATCATAATATTCAAGGTCTTCTGCAGTCTTAGGAGTGCTATAGTTGAATATGCACATCTGTCCAGGCAAAAGATATTTACTAGTTGCTTTTGTATTGAGAAGAATTTCTCTATATGCAAGACGAGAACGCAAGTTGATAGGTCTTCTCTTCAATGGATGCTCATTGATAGCTTCATCTAGTCTAAAGTTCTTTATCTCATCAGGACTATAAATATATTGGTCGATTTGTTGTAGTCGTTGATTCTGTGTTGGCATAATATAATTCATCTATGAATTTCTTTCCTTCTTCTAAAGTCCAAACTTCTTTGAAATTCAAATTATTTTTCTTAGCACATTTTCTTTTTTCTACATCTCTATTAATCCAAGTATTTATAGCATTTAAATAATATGGATGTTCTTTACTTTTTTCTTTCCATTCTCTTAATATAAGATTATCATAATAAGAAGTAGGAGCAAATGGGTGCTTTCCGTGAGTCCATGTTCCATTTAATTCTAAAAATAAGTCTAATTCTGGTATATAGAAGTCACAACACCATGGATATCTCTTATCTTTATTATATTGTCTTTCTACTAATGGAAACTTTTCTTTTATATATAAATACAATTCTTCTTCTGGTTTTGAAGTATTAAATGTATGATTTTTTCTTTTTGTATTTAGTCTTTTATTTTCTGAATTATTAAATTCAAATATTTTTTTTATATCAGGTCTTTGAAATGTATATTGATAACCATATTTTTTAATCATTGTATTTTTACGTTTTTCTTGTATTTTATTAGATTTCCAAGGATTATTGACACCATATTTATTAATTAATGTATTTTTTATTTTTTCTTTTATAATATTTGATCCGAATACATTTTTTGTCCCATATTTTTTAAGGCAAGTTTCTTTTATCTTTTCTTTTATTTCTTCATTTTTTAATGGTGTAGTCTGTCCATATTTTTTAAGGCAAGTTTCTTTTATCTTTTCTTTTATTTTTTTATTTTTTAATGGTGTAGTTTGATGATATCTTTTTATATTTGTTTGTTTTCTCTTATTATTTGTACCTATTCCTAAACATTTATAAGAACAAAATTCTCTAAATATATTTTTTCCAATATATTTTACTTTATTTCCACATACTTTACAAATAGGCCTATCATTAATGTGATATTTAATTCTATTCAAACTTTCTTGTAAGCTTTCACTGTCATTATACCTATTCTCTAAATAATTCTTAACATTAGGATATTCATCATAAATTATTTTCTTCATTATAGAAGAATTAATTCTATCTTTACTGGTTATCAATATCTTTAAAAGTATTTTGTCATAATTCATATCTATTCGAAAAATTTTTCTGTAACTAGAATAAACTTCATGTCATGTTCTTTCGCAAAAGCCATGCACGCTTTCCACTTGTCACAATTCTTTATCCATTGCTGCTTTAGCCATAGACTATCTTGTGGTCTTGGTCTCTTCGTCTGTGCATAAGGCTTCACTTCTACTATAGTCTGATGTCCATCTTGATTCTGTATAATGAAGTCAGGATAGTAGTTGCATTGCTTGTTGTCAAGTCTAGAGTGATATGGAATAGCAAGTCCTTCTGATACCCATCCAGTTATGCTAGACTGATTTTCACAATATTGAATGAACTTCATTTCTAATCCTGAGCGTGCTATGACAGGATCTTTCTCTTTGCACTTATGAAATTTCTTAGGATCCACCATACATTGATGGTAGTAAGAGTTCTTTCTTGGCTTTATGTTCTTTATGAAATTACTTGACTTAGTCATCCCATGCTTTGATTACTTTTAGATTATCTAGATTAAGACCTCGTGCAGCTCTTACATTCTTATGGTCATCATCAACAAACACTACCTTGTCATATTTCTTACATAATTGCTTAAGAATGTTTGCTTTCTTTTCTGCATCAGAATAGCCAGGATATTTCTTGATGTCATCATTCACTGCATGCGACATAGTCTTGTTGAATGCATCTCCTAATTTCTTGAATTCCCCATCAGAACCTTTATGCAGTAAGAAATCATCTAAAGCTTTCTTTACTATTTCCTCACATGACCTAGCAGTCAAGAAACAGAAATCATATCCTGCATCAACATAGTCATCCATTATTCTTAAGTTTCTTATCAATGGAGTTCCTTCTATTATAGAAAGATATACTTTAGTTGGATTTCTAAAGTCACGATAGTCAAACCAATCTCTATGTTCTTCTACATCAGGATCTTTAGCAAACTCTTCTGTTGACAATGCAACTTCTTTCTTTCCTAGTTCTTTCTTATATACTTTCATAGTATCTGGGTTAACCCTAAGAAGAGTATCGTCAATGTCAAAGACAATGATTCCTTTAAGATTGCCTCTTAATGGTTTTATCTTCTCAAATATATACTGTGTCAATGATATCATAAAATTAAAATAGAAACATTCATGCTTCAGTTTCAACTGAAGTTAGAAACTAATTTATTAAAAATTCATATTTATTTTGAAATTTTTAGAAACTAATCTATATTTATCATGTCAATTAAAATAAATTTATAAAGATTATGATTATGAATATTTCTTTTACTGAAGTAGTTAATGCAGTTTCTAATGGTACAAGATACATTAAGAAACATTATGCAAACAATAATTGTTCTATTAAGATTAATGTAAGTGAATTCAATATTGATACTTATCAAAATGAAACATTAGTTCTTACACATATTCCTACTAGTACTAAAGTAAGAGCTAAAATTCTTCATCCATTTTCTGATACAAAAGTTGAGAAACTTGAAGTAATGCCTAAAGGTAAGAAAAGATATACTTACATTACTGATTATGTTATGTTTGAAGATCAACCAAAAGAATATACTATGATGGAAGTATTTTTTAAGAAATCTAAGAAAGTTGATTCATTTATTATCAATAATCTTCTTTGAACACTTTAACTTCACATTTTGCATTAACTTTAACTTAAAATTAAAATAATTATGATTTTAGAAATACGTTACATTACAAAAGAAACTGCACAGACAAACTATATCTATGTTTCTTTTCCAGATAGATTTGTAGATAGTGAGAGTATAGTAAATAGAATTTCAAAGAAAACTTGGGCTTCTATGATGTTGAAAGTCTTTGATAAGAACAAATATTTTGGTTGCTTCTCTGCTTTCAATAAAGAGTTTGCTGATTTTCTTAAGAAAAAATTTAGCATTGGTAATGGAAGTATAGAAGATATATGTAAGAATATTTTCTATGGAATCAAACCTTATGAAGTCCCATTAGCAGTTCCATTCATTTCTAAATAATCAATTATTAATTATATATTTATATTTTATAGAAATGAAATCAATAACAGATTATTTAATAACAGAATCAATTAGCAAAGGTTATGTTGTTTCTTACAAGAACAAGAATATGACTATGGGTCAATTATATTCTTTCTTAATAGAGACAGATGATTCTATAGAAGAATTTGCTAAAAAAATATTTAAGAATGACTTGGCAGAAGATTATTTCTGTTCATTGTTGAGAGCAGGTATGTCTTCTGGTAGTCCTAAAACTTGTTATAATGAAGAATTCATTAAGTATCTTGAGAAAGAAGGTTTAGAAGAAGGTGATGTATTCTCTATATCAACATTAAAAGATTATATGAAGAAAGCTGGTAACAAAAAACCTAAGCTTGGTAGAAAACTTGAAATTTAATTAAATTAAACTATTTTTAAATAGAACACTGATGTTCGGTGCTCGGAAATAAACTAAAATTAAATAACGTCAATGAGAAAAAGATTACTTTTAACATTGATGTCATTGTTTTTAGTGCTTTCTATTCCTTCGGGTGCTGAAGAGCATGCCATGGCGAAGCATGTGACTGGTACGAAGGTTGAACATGTCAACAAAGCTTTGTCTACGCAAGTGGACTCAGTGAACAAGAAAATTGCCCTAGAGAATTGCACAGTAGTATTGACAGAAGAAGTAAACAGTTACATTGAAAGCAAAATCGGAAGAAAAATCAACACACATGACATTAGTAAGCACATTGTAAAGGAGAGCCTTGACAATGACATTGACATTTGCTTTGTCCTAGCACAAGCAGAGATTGAGACAGCATTCGGTACCACAGGAATAGGCAAGTCACGAAGAAGCATGTATGGCGTGTACATCACATTCAAGTCACACAATCACTCTACTTCATATTACATAGACTTGATTAAGAAGAACTACTTAGGTACTAAGAAGACAATTCATCATCTAATGAAGAACTTTGTAAACTTGAATGGACATAGATACAGCTCAGATAAGAACTATGAAGGAAAGTTGAAGAAGAAGTATTTAGAAATCAAGAATAACACAAAAATATCTAAGTTGCAAGATGCCTGCAACAAATATAAAATCTAATGGATTGTGGCAATGGGCCACATCCTTCATTCGCAATCACAAGAGAACATTGATAGAAATTGTCTCAGTGGTTGCATTTTTTGTAATCTGCTTATTTTCAATAAGCAGATGCTCATACTATAGAGATGTCAATGACAACAACATTATTGCACTAACTGATAGTGTGAAGTACTATAAAGGAAAGTATGGAAATGAAGTAGCTACCAAGACTATGATAGAGAGCGACTACAAGAACTTGCAGCTAGTCAATGACTCTCTATATAGATTGATAGAAAGCATGAGAGTGAAGAATCCAGATATTGTGATAGGAAGTGATGTCACAATAGACAATGGAAAGCATGACACTATATATGTTGCTACTACTACCGAGAAAGAATCTAAGTATCTATATAGAAAGTTTGATTTTTCTGACAAGTACAGAGTTCTAGAAGGAACAGTGAACTACTGCAATGATACTTTAGGATTACATATAGAGAAAGACAAAGTGCAGTTCAAGTATGCTCTAGCTATCAAAGACAACAAAGTGTACATGACTTCTGACAATCCTTATGTCAAGTTCAGTTCTATCACTGGACTTACTGTTCCTAAAGAAAAGAAAGAAAAGAAGTTTGGAATAGGACCAGTCATATATGGAGGATATGGAAAGACTGGATGGAACTATGGAATAGGAATAGGATTGCAATATAACTTAATTAAATTTTAAATATCATTATGAGCAAGATAGAGTTTCAAGGCTTGAATTTTGTGTGTGGATGCAAGATTCTTCCTCCTAGAGGTTATTCTGCTATCACATTGTTTGGAACAGTATACACTAGAAAGTCTGCTGATGTGGTCTTCAGATACATTCAAACAGATAGAGGAAAAGTCTGGGCACATCATGAAGCAATGCATGTATATCAAGCAGACACATTCAGTCCTTCATTCTTGAAGTGGTTTCTGTTCTATGTAGTGTACATCTATGAATTTCTGAAGACATGGCCATTCTTCATGACATGGAAGCAAGCATACAGAACTACTTGCTTTGAGCTAGAAGCTTACATGAAGCAAGATGACCTGACAATAGTAAGTTCTAAATGGTGGGAATGGATATGGTGCAAAGAATCTAGAAAAATATACAATTTCAATAAATGAAACTTAAGCTTATAAGAAAGTGGAAGAAAGAGAACTACACTATAGGACAGTTGTATGTAAATGGCGTGTTCTTCTCTAATACTATAGAAGACAAAGATCGTGGACTTAGCCAGAACATGTCTATAGATAAGATAAAGAGTGTCAAGAAGCCAGGAATCACTGCTATTCCTACTGGCACTTATGAGATAGTACTTAATGTTCAGTCTAGCAAGTACAAGAAGTCTAAGACAATGATGCAGTTCTGCAATGCATACATGCCACGATTGTTGAATGTTCCTGGATATGAAGGAATATTAATACATCCAGGAAATACAGCTGCAGATACAGAAGGATGCATCATACCAGGCAAGAATGACAAGGTAGGATGGGTTTCTAACTCTACTTCTTACTTTAAAGATCTATATAATAGAATGAAGATTGCAAGTAGAAGTAGAGATGAGAAGATCACTATAGAAATAATTTGAATTAAACCTTATTAACAAATATGAAAATTTGACGCTGGCGGCCTTGAAAATATTGCCCTAATATAATTTTATATCTCGAGCTATTTCGCGGCCGCCAGCGGCGCCCAGCGACTCCTGGCGTCATCTTATAATATTCTAATCACAATATCAATTGATATTTTTCTTCTTCGGCACTAGTGAGTTGTATTATTATGAAAGGAATTGTCCATCCTGAGTCATGCTGTACTATTCTTCCTGTCCAAGAAACTCTATTGCTAGACACATTAGGAATGACAGGAATGAGCATGATTGCATTGTCTGTCTTAGTGACACGTATTGCTGTTGTGTCAACTATCACATCATAGTCTGTTGATATTCCATTTCTGAAGCTATACACATAGTACATTGACCATAGTGTCTCTGTTGTGCTAGACACATACACTATCTGTTCCAATGCATCTTCTGATGTCATCTTAAGTCTGTATGCATTCTTTGTTATTCTAAGTGATCCAATACCATACACTCCATTGCTTATCTTCAAGACACCAGTGACAGAAACATCACCTACTAATATAGGACCACTCGTCACATCAAGAGCATAGTCATACCCATTGTTGTCTTGCACTATCTTTGTTGTTACCCAAGATGGATCAGCTAATGGATTAGTAGAGTTGTCCCATTTCTTCACATGACTAGACAATGGAATGACACTCTCATCTTTTCTAGAGTAGAATGTTCTGTATATTTGCTCATCTGCTTTGTCTAGCTCTATCCACGTCTCGTCAAACTCTGATGCTTTCCAGTTCTTGTTAGTTATTCTAAGATGAGACTTCATCATTGTGTCTGCTTGAGTGACAGTCACTAGAGTAGTCAAGTTCTTGTCACTGTCATTGATATGGATAGCTTTAGCAGAATATGACCTTGTAGTCACACTAGACACTGTCTCATCTCCTATTGCTAGCCAACTATAGTCATCCTGTGATATAGTGAACTGAGCTAGCTCAGATCCTTTGGTTGTTGTCTTAGTAGATGTCACTTGTATCTCTAATGAAGTGTCAGTAGTGTCTATCTTGGCTTCAGTTCCTTTAGTTGAGATTGTAGCAGACAATGAGTAGCCTGGTTGCTCAATAGGAACAGTAACTGTCTTCCCTGTATATGACTTGTTGTCTTTGTCTAGCTGTGAAAGTTTCAAAGTCCATGTTCTTGACTTAGAAGTATGGTTGTGAGTAGAAGCGGATACGCTCAGTTGCACACCATATCCACTCATCATCTTCTTTGATATAGATAGACCTTCTTGCCATTCAAAGTCTATGTCACAAGCATTCCACTCACCATCATGGCTCTCTATAGTGATAGTCACTGGAACTAGCTCTCCTCCATTCTCTTCTATTACTATGTCTTGGTCCGATGTTCTCTTGATTACATATCCAAGTTCTTCTATGTTCTGCAATGGATCTTGCGTCACATTGATAGTGACAGGAGCCAGTGCATCACTTCCATTCTTATCTAAGAAACTGAATGTGATAGATGAAGTGTTCTTAGTGAGTGTGAGATTCTTAGCAGCAGTCATAGATGATCCATCATTGCTTATTGATAGCCATGTGTTTCCTGTGTTCTGTACTAGAGACCAGTCGCTTCCATATATGTTCATGTTTCTCTGATCTCCTAAGTATGGAACATAAGGCCAAGACAAGCTAAGTTTAGTGTCTTCTATCTCTGCTACTGTCATGGTTGCTGATCTAGACACAGGCTTTCCTGTCTGATTCCACCATGCATTCAATGGATGCACTGACTCTACCAAGTGCTGTGATATTCTGTACTCTTTCTGTACTGCCACATCAGTTCCATCTATAGTGACATGACATTCTTTAGAAGCAGGAGTAGTGTTCTTGTTGACATCAACTGTCACTTCATACCATCCATTTCCTGTATATTTAGGATAGTTAGTCTTAGAAAGAGATGCTTCAGACTTGCTGTCTAGGACAAAGTCACTCTGTTCTAGGACAGAACAGTCTTCTTCTTTAGTATAGTCATATATAGCAGTCTTTGCTTCTTGCTTCAGTTCAAAGTCTCTTCTCTCTTTGCATATTCCGCATGAGATGAACACTTCTATGGTTCTTTCTTTTCCTTTGTAAGCAGGATATCCTTTCACTTGCACATACACTATGCTAGTCATGTCATTAGACAGAAGTCCACAAGACCAAGCGGATATCTTCATTGGCTTAGTATATGCTACAGTGTCTTCTTTGTTGTTGTTCTCACTTATAATAATGTTGCAAGAATATGTGTGTGACTTGTCTGCTGAAGTGACATAAACAGTCTTGTCGTCAGTCTCATTCCTTACAGTGCACTTCTCTGTGTCATGATACACAGTAGCAGATGCATCAGATGATGCTTGTTGCATCACTTCTACTTCTTCATTCAAGTATATAGTGCTGCTATATATGATGAGTGACTCTGATCTTGTTTCTGAGTTCACTTCTCCTGATACTATCCTGAACTTCACTAAAGTATCATTAGTAGTGTCATCATGTATGCCAGAGCTTACTGTAGTAGGAACTTGGACTATAGTTATGACAGGATCAGACTGATACTTAGGATTCTCATTTAGTTTCAGCGTTGCTCTCCATCCAGATCCAGAGTAAGTGATAGAAGACACGGATGTGACAATCTTTCCATTCTCATCTTTCTTGTATATGACAAGCATCTTGTTGTCAATGAGCTCTGGATGGTTGTACTTTGACACTTCATACCAGTTTCCTATCTCTGATCCAGACTGTGTGAGAGTCACAGAAGCAGTACCACCCCCATACTTTATGGTGAATGTGCACTTTCTTTCTTCATATATAGCATCATTCATGTATATCTTGAACTGAAGAAGACACTCATCTAAGTATGCTGACAAGTATGCCATCTCTCTTCCTTCCTGGAAGAACTTTACATCTTCTAGCTGTGACTTTTGCACTAGTGGACTAGACGATGCAGTGAATGATGCGCTGTACTTGTTGCTAGTGATTCTCTTAGGATTGCTAGTTATGGTGAGCCATGATGCAGACAAGTCTTTTGTCAAGACAGGAATTGCATTGTCATCAACTATTGGAACAGTGACTGTTCCTCCTTCTTGATAGCAAGTGACACTGTCTCTAAGTGTAGCACTTCCTTCCCACTTAGAAGAAGAAGGTATCTGCAATGTCACAGGAATCTCTCTTCTTACTGCAGTTCCTTCATTGCTTAGAGTGAATGTGAGAGTTCCAGAAGATCCACCATAAGGAATAGTGTCACCAGGAAGAAGTGTCACATTTCCTATGGCAACATGCTTTGATGCAGCAGTCATAGGATTGTCCTTCCAATATATAGTAGAAGTCCAGTTTCCATTTCCTTTGTACGCTGGTGTAGAGATTGACTTTATGTTAGTAGACTGAAGAGAGTTTCCATCTAAGAACTCACCATTGTCACCAAAGTTAGCATCTCTTGTAGTACCAGACCACATCCATGTCTGTCCAAGTATCTTCACATACACACTAGTCTGTCCATTGATAGGACTTGCTCCATCATCATTGAATCCATAGTTCTTGCAAGGAACATTGAAGTTAGCATCAGTGTACCAAGTTGCTCTGGTTCCTGTACCAAACTCTGCAGATCCATAAGGCTCATCTGCTTGCTGCACCACATGTATGTATATCAAGTCAGACTGTGGAGTAGGAAGTCCTGTGACTGGATCTAGCTGGTATATCCTTACTCTTGTTCCTCTGTCTGACAATGAAGGATTGTTCTTTATGTATAGTGTGAAAGAGTCATCATAGAAGTCTATGCTTTCTTCTGACGGTGTCAGCTCAGCTTTAGTGTCAGTATAGTTGTTGACAGTGATCCAGTCATCTAGGACTTGCACAACATAAGGATATTTCTGTCTTCCGCTTCTAGTGCATGTCTTCACATATACAGTGATAGGATGAGGCTCAGACGTAGGCTTAGAACCTGGTGTCTTCTGCCATCCGGCTTTCACCGTCACATATATGTCTCTGCTAGCAGGAGCATGATCTTCAGGATCTAGTGATATCCAGAACTTGTACTTTGCTACTAATGGCCATATCAGTCTGTCCTTCTTGAATATTGCTCTTATAGCAGTTGGCTCATAAGAAGTGTAAGCAAACTGATTTCCTTCTTTGTATATTGGGATTATCTTTCTTATGTCACCACATTCATTGATAGACTTTCCTAAGTATGTAGACATGCTTCTATTAGTGTTTTCTTAAAATTATATATAAAAATTGAATGTTCATATATGAAATTTCTTTAGATGTTTCTATATTATTGATGTACAAAAAAATGAATGATTATGATGATAAAGAACACTAACATAGAAAACAAGATGACTCTTGATGAGTTCATCAACAAGATCAAGAATCATGAGAATGTCAAGCAAGGTACTTCAGTCTACTTCAACATGCATGACATCATCAAAGAGAAAACTGACTGGTATACTCATGATGAGTTCACTCACATTCCAACTAATACTAAGATAATTGTTGAGTATGATGAGACACTAGAATGCTGGTCACGAACTTCTTTGCTTCTTCCCGGAATGCAAAAGTCAGAAGCTATCTGGATTGGAGATGATGAAGAAGACTGTTGGTGGAAAGCTCAGCATGATGTTACTGGATTTGAGATGAAAGTGTTTGTTGAACTTACTTAATAAATAAAGTAATACTTATGAGTTTGGTTGCTTCAAAGAACTATATCAGACTAAATCTCATATAGAGAAGAAAGAAGAAACAAAAAGAGTGGAAACTAATGATAATGACTTACTTATTTAAGAAAATAGACTTATGGATTACATATTTGCTTTTCTCTTGACTTTGATAATATTGTTGTTCATCATATTGATCTATGTAGACAGAAAAGAATGCAAAGAAGTGAGAGAACTTAAGAAAGAACTAGAAGTTAGATTAGGAATAAACAGAAACACATTAATTTAGAGACATGAGTGGAACATCACATATCATGCATGACAATTTGATTGGAGCTGGTTGCAGTCATGCATACATTGACTTGATGAAGCTTTATGGTTGGCTTCCTATCAAAGATTACTTCAAGATGAGAAGAGAAGGGATAGAGCTTGATTGGGTTCTTGTTCTGACTATGGAAGACAATGGATTCCAAGCTATTCCTATGGTTGCTGAGTATTGTGTTCCTATTGAAGGAGTAGACATGCAACCTGGTTGGTACATGCATACTGTTGATGGACATGACAAGAGAATTGATGACTGGACTAATGTTATCATGTTCAAGACATTTGACAATGCTGGTGAGATGTCAATGAACTTCACTAAAGATGTCATGCAGAAAGAAGGAGTGAAGAATCAGATAGAGTTCTATAAGTCATTTCATGGTGCAGTCATAAGTTCTTGCATCGACAAAGAAGATGAGAAATTTGTGAAATGGGAAAGAAATAGGAGAGAAAAGTTAAAAAAGATTAATTAACTGAATTTCTAATTGTTTAAATACTATATTATACATGTGCATGATTAATACGGCATGTGATAAGCATGCTATCATTTTCAATAAACCAATTATTTATACAATGAAGAAGAATGTTCCTTTAGAAGAGGTGTATGCTAATGTTGATGCTACACTAGATCCAGTGACTGGTCGTTTCAAGAAGTTAGTAGATGAGTTTGTTGTCTCTGACATCTATAGTGATCGTTATTGTGAGAAGGAAACAGTGAATGAAGATGGACGTAGAGTTGTTTCATTAGGAAGTTACTGCGCTTCTACTTTCGTGGGAAAACTCTATAAGATGAATGGTCCGAGTGTTAATCCAACGAAGCGCTATCTTCTGTTGATTGGCTTGAGTCGACAGAATCCAGCAGACATCAAGCAGAATGAAGAGCTAGCTATTGAGATGGCAGCAGAGAATGCTATTGTAGATCCTATCATGACAATTTGGTTGCCGGAGCATATCTCAGGTACTAGATTCAAGTATTTTGTAGAGCCTTATCTCAATTCACTTCCTACTAAGCTTGTGTTGACATCTAAGGAAGCTAAGAAGAAGAAAGAGAGAGATCTCAAGAAAGGATGGGAGACTTTGATTAAGAATGCAGAGAAGCATGCTTCTTTACTTTTCTATCATGACACTCTCAAGCCGCTCATGGACACTGAGTGGAAAGAAATTTATGGTGAAGCAGTTTAAGTTATATGCAAAATGACAACTACATAAATCCTGTGGGTTACTCAGAGATGTATGAGTGGTCAGAGATACCAGCAGAGAGTCCTTATGGACTCTTTGTCACTTTTGACCAACATGACCCTGCCAAGATAATTCCGGTGAAGTCGGCTTCTTCAGAGCAGATCATCGGTGTAACAACTATACAGACTACTCAAGTGTCTGATGATCCTAACAATTGGAAGTATGCTTATCTCTGCAATGAAGTAGGTGACAAGTTCTTGAAGAATGACAAGATTGCCATAGGAGTGAAAGAGTATGATCAGATAGAAGAATTTTCTTATATCCATACTAGACCATACAACCACTTTGTTCAAGTTCCTTCAAAACATTATAATCCTAGTCAAGAGTATGTGAAGCGTACTAATAGAAAAGAATGGGTTCGTGTTAATCTGTTAGGCAAAGTGATTGTTAGAGACAATGGAGGATGCAAGCCTGGTGAGTATTGCCAACCTAACACTACAGGAAAGTCTAAGAAGATGAGAGGATATGCTGTTCCTGCTGACATGGAAGTTCTAGGATGGAAGTTCTATGTCACTCAACGCATCACCGAGAACACTATAGAGATAGTGATGTCTCCTACAATGAACAAATTAATACAGTAAAATCTAACAATGACAAAGAAACTAGAGAAGATATCAGTGATCACTACTTTCTATGATGCTGAGACATTCATTGCTAATGCTATGGGATCTGTCATATCACAGAAAGTACCAGATGGATGCGAGATAGAGTATGTCATTGTTGATGACAAGTCAAGAGACAATTCTAGAAAGATCGTAGAGAGCATCATCTCTAGCACTTCTAAAGAAAGATTCTCTTTCAACTTAGTAGAGCCAGAAGAGAACTTAGGTTGTGGAGGTGCTAGAAAGTATGGAATAGAGCATGCTTCAGGTGACTACTTCATGTTCTTAGATGCAGATGACTATTACATTCATCTTGACTTCATAGAGCATGCTTATAAAACATTGAAGACAGAGAATGCAGATGTAGTAGAGTATGGTGTCATATACAATCAACAGAACGGACAACAGACAAACTCTACTGCACCACAGAAGATAGTGCTTACTAATCCACATGACATGGAAATAGCATTGTTCAAAGACAACTTGATAAAGTTCAATGTTTGGTCTAAGATATACACTAGAGAGATAGTAGAGAGCTATCCATATTCTGATGTGAGAACATTTGAAGATGTGCGCACTATTCCTGTTTGGATAAGCAATTGCAAGAAAGTAGTGATCATGCCTATTCCAGAGATCAACTATCGTGCTGCTTCTAATTCTATAATCAGGACTAATTGGGTAGACACTAGACTAGGTACTATATCTGCTATTGCTGAGTTGTTCCCTTTGTTCAAAGATGACAGAATGCTTCTTAAAGCAATGTACACTAGATCTATGATAGACTTAGAAGCTATCATGTCAAACAAGTCAAGTGAGTGTGAAGGCTTTGATGAGATGTCTAAGCTCAATACATACATGCTTAAGTTCATCTATCCGGACAAGTGGCAACACCTCACTTACAACATAGAAACAGATCCTGAATTGAATCCTGAATTGAAAGATGAAATAAGGTCTAAGTACATCAAGACAGACTTAAACTCATTGCATCAGATGTAAAAATAGAATGCACAACCAATTGGTTGTGCATTTTTTTGTATTCGTTGTGAAGTATTTTTAAATATAGTAGAAGCAAAGTACTTTACAATGGCACAAAGATATTTTTATACTTGGATCCATGACACTAATGGTCCATCCAATGACTCATTCATACCAGCAACTTATGCTAGTGCATACTGGAACTCTCTGATATTTGATGTCAATCATCGCACTATATGGCATCAAGGCATGCCGTTTGGTAATGTCTATCCTGGCACAGCATCGTACGGTGAAGTGTTCAATGACATAGATTCTAATGTTGCAAAAGCTGCTTATGGACACGCAGAAGGCAGAAACACAATAGTGACATACACAAAGAATAGCTCAAGCTATTCTTCCGGTGCTCATGCTGAGGGTATCAGTTCTGCTGCTTATGACATGGGCGCACATGCTGAAGGAATGAGTACAGTCTCATCTTATAAAGGATCACATGCTGAAGGAAATCATTCTATAGCATATGCTCATTATTCTCATGCAGAAGGAAACACTACTATCACATATGGTGAGTCGTCACATGCAGAGAATGACAGAACAAAAGCTAATGGAAACTATGCTCATGCTGAAGGATCCATGAGTGTTGCTAATGGACAAGCATCCCACTCGGAAGGAACAGCTACACAAGCTAATGGAAATGATTCCCATGCAGAAGGACATTCTACTATATCTAACGGACAAGGATCCCATGCTGAAGGAACATCTACACAAGCTAATGGACAGAATTCTCATGCAGAAGGACAAGAAGCAGTAGCCGATGGAATGATGTCACACGCAGAAGGATATGACACAAAAGCAACTGCAGACTATTCTCATGCAGAAGGTTACCATACATCTACTACAGGAAACTATTCTCATATAGAAGGAAGAGATAATCAGACACAAAGCAATGACACTCATGTAGAAGGATATCATAACTTTGTGACCAACAATAGCTTGTACTCTCATGTTGAAGGAATCAACCATCGTCAAGTAATGGGCACATGCCAGCATGTCGAAGGATCTTCTAACATAATGAATGGATTATCTTACAATCATGTAGAAGGTTACAAGAATGATGTAAGGAGCAATTCTTCTTGCTCACATGTAGATGGCCAACAAAATGTGAATGATGCTAACTACAGTACAGTGTCAGGTCTAAGCAATGCCAACTTCTCCCAGAACACTATCATAACTGGTACTAAGAACACTTCTTACAATTCAAAAGATTCCGGCAATGCTATCTTCGGAAACTCAAACAACTCTATATATGGTAGCAATTCTATAATATCAGGTGATCTTTCTTATTCTTATGGATCTGCTAACTTGATAGAAGGACACAACAACAAGTCATTCGGTAACAGGAATGTAATGTCAGGTGACTCTAACTTAGCATATGCTAACAATTCTGTAATAGTTGGTGAATCTATCATAGTAGGAACTCATGATGTGTTTGTTGATACAAAGACGCCAGAGAAAGACAGATCTATAGACAATGCTCTAGCAATAGGAAAATGGCTGCAGATTCACAAGCATGCAGAAGTTGCGCTAGGTACTTACAATGTCTCTTACAACTACAATAGAGTAGATCAAGAGACTAACAGGTACAATTCTAACAAGAGTGTGTTCTCTATAGGAATTGGATCTAGTGACAGTGATAGAAGGAATGCAATGGATGTGAGAGATACCGGTGTCACATACTTATACAACACTTCTTATGTATGGGAGAATGAATGGGAGTATTATGACAAAGAGTTTCCTTCTGGACTATATCCTATTGCTACTACTTCTTATGTGATGAGAAATGGTGTAGGAAGAAGAAACTGGACAAGAGATCCTAAAGGAAACTTAGCCTACATCACAGCAGAGTACTTCAACAACTATGATGGAATACATCAGAACAAAGCTTATGGACCTTACTCACACGCGGAAGGATTTGGTACTTATACCCACTACTCTGCTCTAGCTTCTCATGCATCAGGACTGTCTACAGTCACATACAATGTAGGAGAGTTTGCTACAGGCTCTTACAATTATTCTGAACAAGGAACTACATTGTTCAGTGTAGGCAATGGACAGAACTCAGGAGGAAGATCTAATGCTATCACTGTGTACACACCTGCTTCTGCTAAAGACGGAATAGTGAAGATAGAGAATGACACTATCATCACTAACAAGACAGGAAACTCTTCTTGGTACACATTGAGTGCTGCTACTTACATCTGGTCCGGAACTTACCTAAACTACAAAGCATTAGGAGACAAGAAAGGATATGATGATAGCACACTGTACTTCATTGAAGACGGTGATGGATATGACAGGAATGACTTTGTCACTAAAGATGACATTGAGAAGATGATAGAGAAGATAAATGCTGCTACTGATGTCAAGCTCAATGGAATCGTGAAGTCTGCTAAAGTCATAAAAGACCAGACTAACAACACTGACTTGATTGACATAGCTAATGCTTGCTCTTCTCCAGTAGAGACATCATACATCTGGACCGGTACTGCAGAAGCTTATGACAAGATAAGAGACAAAGTGAGCAGAATATTGTCTCAGACTACTGACATGACAGCATACATGATGGTCAAGAACATGCAATTCATCATACAGAATTCTTAAGAAGCTTATGGAAATCACTAAAGGAAGATATCGCCTAGGACAATCAGTTTCTAGCACTAGCAAGTACAATGAAGTCAACAAGACATTCCAGACTACAGACAATGGCGCCAATATCAAAGAAGGCAGAAGCTTATCACTAGGAAAAGTTCACATCTGGCCATCTTATGAGCTAGAGAATGCAAAAGACAAGACATTCACATTCATAGCACCTGCATTGTCTGAATGGGGTCACATGCAAGGAGAGTTCCAGTTCATCAATGGAATAGATCCATCTAATCTTACATTGTACTACAACACAGTAGAGATAGATCCTGCCGGAGGTCATGGACAAATTAGATTCAATGCAAGAGAGTCATCACTTTGGCACAGACTTAAAGTAAAGATAAGAGTGACCATAGTGAATGTTGATAGTTCTGAAGCTCTAGGAACATCATTGCCTGGAGAGATTTCTTTTCCTGCTGGTACTAAGACTTATCTATATGATGATGGCGCCAAGAAAGATCTGAAAGAGACAAAGACTTGCAATACTAACTTAATCATATCTGAAGTCTCTTCAACATACTCAAATAATAACATATATTTTGCTACCGGAGATGATGATACTGAGTATGAAACTACTTATGATGATAAGATACTAGAATACACTATAGACTTCAATCAATCACATACAACTCAACATGGATTGATAGATCCAAATGCTTATGACTATGTTCTTGACTATGAGATAAGTGCTAACAATGATGTGAGAAAGAAAGCTGGCTTCATAGAATTAGTGTCTTACTATGCTTATGATGATGGAACATTGAGAGAGTATCCGCTAGATGTTCCTATTGTGCTAGCATCATGGAGACAGAGACAGAACATACTGTACTATGTGAACATGGCATGGGTTAGCAAGCCAACATCTAAAGATAGCATGCCTAGTGTAGTTGATTCTTCTACTGTTGAGTACAATGACACAACATTCAACTTATACTTGTTTGTGGAACTAGGTGTGTCACCAAACGGTGGACATGACATATATTGGAATCAAGTGTACAAGCAAGGAGCAAACAGTCTTTCTGCTGTCTTGCCTTCTGATATAAGTAAGTACATCACCATATATAAGAATGATGATGTCAAGCCGGGTCACATAAACAACTATGGTGACTTCACAGTCCAGACTATGTGGAGTGGAGGAAACTATGTGAAAGTTACCGGAACATCATTGCCTAACACAGAAGCAAACAACAAAGACCGTGTCCAGCATTACTATGTGAAGAACATGTACTCTCATGGTGATGACTACATACATGATGATCACTTTAGTTGCGCTGCTGCTAAGTCTGACAGAACAGAGAACAGACATGGGCAATATAGCACATTCAATGTTAGGAAGATGACAGACACTAATCCTTGGAACATCAACATAACAGCAACACTTGAGTATGAGAAGTATTCTGGCGCTACAGATGGTCTCACTATAGAAGAAAGAAAGAACACACAGAAGTAAGTGATGTGATGTGTCTTATGTATGCTTAACTTATTTTTAACTAACACAGAAAAGACATACATAAGACACATATATATACTTATGGCTATAGATCAAAGTAAGCTTAAAGGAAGCAAGCTCAATGGAATATCTTCAGGAGAGCTTCTATTCACTACAAAAGGACAAGTAGGAACAGAAGCTAACTCTACACCAATAAAGTCTAATCCATCTAAGACATACATAAAGAGTGATGAGTACAATAAAAGTCACTTCACTTACACTAGAAGTGCAGTAGACTTATCACAAGGTGCTCAGAAGATGGACTGGTCTTGGGTGCCTTGGCACAACACTCCAGGCAATGTGACAGGAACATTTGCTCCTTACATAACTGGAACTGGTTCTTCATCATCATCTAGAACTTCTATAGATGGTGAGTCAAAGAAGATATTGCTAAACAGTCAGTTCAAGTACAACTTCACTTCGAATCAGAAAGATGACTTGACTGATGATGTAGACATATACATGGACTTTGCTAAGAATGATAGGCTTGATGAAGATGGTGCTACTAATGTACATGCCAAGACAATGGAAAGAGTAGATAATAGTGATGGATCTAGTGAGCAAGTAGGTGGCATTGGATTGATTGCGTACAACACACCTAATCCTACTATATCACTCAACATTGTCTCTTCTAACACTACTATAGCCGACATATACAATTCTTCTACTGGAACAAAGTCAAGTACCGCACTGATAACAGAAGGAAAATTGACTGGAGCAGACACTATTGTCATCAACCCTAATGTGCCTGATTCTAAGCTAGGATATGTATCAGGAACGGTCACTGTTACAGGTGACCAATCTAATAGTTCCATAAGTGGACAGTCAAAGACATTGTATATAACTAACAATGGATCCGGTTTCTCTTTCTTTCCTGCTGATAACACTAACAGTGTCACTAATGATAGAGAAGCAACTGTAAAGTTCACATGTACCGGGATGACAGACAATGTGAATGGACTAGCATCATCAGCATTCACTAAGGAGTTCAAAGTGTATCAGTCAGGAGGAAATGTCACACTTCCAGATCCTGATATCACATATTCTTGGATTAACTCAAGAACAGACTATGCTACTCTGACACCTACTAAAGTAGGAAACTATGATTCTAAAGCGACATTATCGTGGAAAGACAATTCAGGTACTAGAGGTTCTATGACTAACAAGAGTGGAACTAAGATAGCATTTGTCTCTAATCCTATTAATCCAGAAGACAACATTGGATCTACACAGACATTGCAGCTCACTAACTTTCAATATACTCTTCCTACTAACACATCAAACAGAAGCTTGTCGGTTACCGGAATAGTATCTTGCAAGAACGACTATTATGGTGTAGTAGGAAAACTGAATGGCAATGATCAGTATAGCAATGGAACATTGATAGGAAAGTCTAGTACTATCACTATGACGCAGTTAGGTGTGACTTGGCCTAATCCGGGAACTACAGTGAACTTATCTGTCACTCCACACTCAACTAATCCATCTAATGTGACTAATGACACTTCTAGAGTTCCTAAGTGTACATTGCAAATAGAAGGCTATTCATCAGAAGGTACTTCTGTCAATGTGCCAGTGAAGTACAATAGCAATCCTAAGATATACTTGAAGTTCAATGACATGAGGCCTTCTGCATTGACAGCAACAGTGTCTGGTAATCTCACACTTACTTCTACTTCTTCTTCTAGTCCTATGTTAGTGAACTTGTCAAACTCAGCATCAGTAAATGGATCTTCTCTCTCATTTGGTACATCTGACATTCCTGCTATGGCGTCCTGCTCATGGGACTTAAAGATAAATAGTGCCAGCAATGACAACAATGTGACTGGAACTTGCTCAGTAGATTCTACACCTGTCACTATTACTGTGCCAGGAAACTCAAAGATATCAGGAGGAACATCTATTGCTAATTTCAGTGTGTCATCTAACAATTCTAAGTTTAGTTGCACATCATCATTCTCGTTGTCTAGCACTAGCAAGTCTGCTACTATATACATATCTGGTACAGACAATAGTTGTTCTGCATCATACGCAAAAGTAACTGATAGTGAAGCTACAGTGACTAGCAATGACAAATGTGATGTGGTAGCTAACATATATACTGACCGGCATGACACTGGTAATGAAAATGGACAAATTACAGTAGCATCTACTAATTTTAGTAGTACCATAACTATAAAGAACAACCCTATATATGTAAGAACATCTGGGCATAATGTTGGCGGAACAATTGACTTAGTCGCTTCTGTGGTGTCTGGTCCAGGATCATTTGACAGTACTACAAAGACAGTGACATTTGCTACTGACACAAGCAAGCCGGCATTGTTTGTAGCTAACAGAGACAGAGGAAAAATAGAATACATTCCTATTATAGCATCACTAAGCAAGAATCTAGATGGATTTGCTGCATCAATAGATGTAGAACCTACAAACAAGCCAGACCTTACCAATGCAGTTTCTTGGACTGGAAAGATAACTGGTACTATAAAAGGTACTGCTATAACTGGCATAAACAACACTTCTATACAGACTGACAATGGTAGCACATTCACAGTTCCTGGAAAAAACTTGAATGTGGATGATTATTATTATTGGTATTTTGAGTCAACACCTAATGTCACAGGAGTGTCAATAAGCAATGCTACATCTAGAAAATGTACATTGAATGTGCCAGAGAATCCAAATAAGATAACAGGAGAAGGATCCTATACCGATGAATGGCTTATTTCTAATAATTTGCAATTCAATACTTCTAACTTAGGCAATGGCACAACTATATATAAAGTAAAAGGAAAGTACAATGGTACACAAAAAGGTTATCATCTAGGCAACTTGCATCTAAGATACACTTACAATGGAGCAGAAAGCAATACATACAGCATTGATCATCCAGAGAAGTCTGGAGGATATTCTTCTATAACAAGAAACTTTAGTGTGTCTACTACTAATGCGTACTGTAACCTGTCTTCTAGTAGCATAACTAGCTCAGATGACAATACAGCGACATTGAGCATATCTTCTATAGGAACTAGAATGGACTACACTGATGCTTCAATTAGTGACAATGAATCTACTGCATTCTCTAAGACAGGAAGTGGAAGCTCCATAGGTGCGTTTGACACTGCTACTACAGTGACCATTGGGGCTACTGTTTCTAGCGAAATCAAGTGGTACATAAGCATGCCGTCTAATGTGACTATCACTTGCACATCTACCAATACATCAAGATCAGCATCATATAAATCTACTCTTCAAGAAGAATTCACTAATAGTAGTAGCAAAGTGTCGATGAGTGCGTCTTGGATGACAAAGACTAATGGAGGTAGTTGGTCTAATGATAGCACAACATCTATCACAAGAAGTGTCACTACTACACCAAGCACACCAGGAACTAGAGAGTTCAGGCTAGATAGTGTGACAGTCAAGGTGACAATAGATAGCTCACATTCATATACTAAGACTTACTCATTAGGCTATGAATGGAAGTTTGAAGTAGACGGAAAGCATTACTACAATGCATAAGTATAATTAAGTGCATAAGTACATTAGCTAGGCAAACCTATTTTTATATATAAGAAATTAGATATAAGAATAAGTCAATGCCTAGCTATTCTAGTAACAAGAAGAACACACAAACCAGACAAGTATCAAGCAATGCTTTAAGAAAAGGAAATCTACTACCTAGTAGTAGCAATCCTAAAGAAAAGAAATTAGATGACAAGATACATTCTATAGATGATACACTCTCTACTATAAGTGGTAGTGTATCTAATATAGTGAAGTCTGTGAAGGAAAGTGTAGAAAAAATAGAAGAAATAGAATCTGATTTCACTACAATTGTATATAATAGTTTTGTCAATGTAGACAAGACTATAAGAGAATTCAAGAGCATATTTGAGAAGGGCAAGTACAATGAGAACATCGAGCAAGGATTGCTAGGCATAGCAGGAATATTGTATGGAAAGAAGATATCTAAAATAACTGACATTCCTACTGCAATCCAAAGCAACACTAACTTGTTTAGAAAGACATTCTATGGTGACAATAGCACATTAGGAAGTGGATTGTATCTCTTGCTTGAAGAAAGCATGAATGTACACAAGAGCATGGATGAAGTTCAAGACTTCTTGAAAGACATCAATGACTCTATTGACAAAATCAACAAGAACAATAGTTCTTCATCGTCTAGTTCTGTCACTGTACTTGATGCTACTCTTGACAATAAGTCTATTTCTAGCATAAGTAGCAAAGCAGATGAAATAATACACAGCATAGATGATGATGCATTGAAGATCATAGATGCTATCTCTAACTTGACTACTAAGCAGTCTGCATCATCCACTAATACATCTGATACTAACGTCAAAATAGAGTATACAGGGCTACCTGACAAATTCTTCGAAAATTTTATCAATATCATACAGAGTGCTAATGACAAGATGAAGGCAAAAGATGTCATGCCTTATATCACTGGAGTGTCAGAGATAGTGACTGCTATGGCATCCATCCAAAACATTTCGAGTAAAATTAAACTTAATGTTATAAATGATCAATTAGATGTTTTGCTTGATAAAGATGGCATAATATCTAAGATAAACACTATAGGAAGACAGTTGGAAGTATTGAAAGTTCCTGCTAAGTCAACTGTCATAGACATCTCATCATTCTTGCAATCCATAACTGGTCTAGCAAACATAGACAATGCTGGATATGATCAGCTAGTATCTAACTTAAGAAGACTTATCTCACTTACTAGCACAGAGAACATACTTAGTAAAGTAGGATTGTCTAACAAAGGACTAATCAGAAGAGTAATGCAGAACATTGTTGAGCTTGCTAAGTTAGTCAATGGTGATGGAAAGTATAGTGCAAGCTATGCAATCAAGTCGCTTAGTTATTTCTTGCAATCAGTAATAGACATGTCAGGAAACTCTATGGACACAGACAAGATAGAAGAAGCTGAATCTGCTATATACACCATCATAGACTTATATGGCGCAGAAGGACCTTATCGCAGACTGATAGATGCCATATTAGAGTTCAGCAATGACATCAATGACATTCGAGATGTGGTGAAGAACACTACTTCTACTATACAGAAGATATTTGATTCTATATATGAGACAAGTGATGCAATAGATTTCAAGAAGTTAAGTAAAATAAACATTGGAATTGCTTCTATTGTGATTCTTGGGCAGCTGACTAAGATGGCATCTTCTATATATCAGAAAGTTTCTTTGCAAGGACTAGATGATGCACAGTTAGTGATGTTAGGACTGAAAGACATAGCAGATGACATCAACTCTATAAGTATGCCTTCAATGAAGACAATGTTCTTGATAGAGAACATGATGGTGAATGTGATAGAGATAGGACTATGGAGCGTCATTTCTAATGCAGTGTCTAAGACTGCACTGAAGGATTTCTCTAATACTAGCAATCTAGTGATAGAAGTAGCATCACTAGCAACATTGTTAGCAAAGAATAACTCTGACATATCAAATGGAGAGAAGAACTCTAAGTTGATGAGAGACATGATGGGTGAAATAGTAGAGCTAGAGGTTGCTGCTATATTTGCTGCTGCTTTTGCTAGACCGTCGCTGAAGTCACTCATCAAGCTCCAGAGAACTGTTAGAGTCATGAATCGACTTGTGAACTCTATATCATCTTCCATAGACATAGATGATGTGAGTGAAAGTGAGAAGAAGATAAAGAGCTTTGGTAACTTATTGCTTGGACTATCAGGGATAAGCATTCTTGCTACTGCTATGCTAGTTCCAATAACATTAGGAATTGCTGGATTATGGGTGCTTTCTAAGTCTGTCTCTCTCATATCTACTATAGTAGACAAACTGAAAGAAGTGAAAGTAGAAGAAGATGAGTTCAAGCAGATGATGAATGCAGGAAAGCTGATAGCAATGGCATCTATAGTGATGTTGCTAGGCGCAGCAGTTGGTTCTGTCATCATGGCTAACTTAGGATCTCTTCTTCTCTTCACAGGAACATTGTCTCTCTTCATACTAAGTGTAGTGTCAGCATACAAGTTTGCTACTAAAGGAATGGAAGATGCTCAGATGAATGCAGAGCAGTTCAGAGACATAGTAGTTCTGTCTAGTGCTATCATGCTCTTTGGTGGACTGTTCTTGACACTCATGCCTGCTATAGTTCCTGGAATTCTTGCATTCACTGGATTGCTAGCAATATTCATTGCAGGAATATCTGCAGTATACAAGTTTGCTGCTAAGCAACTAAGAGAAGACATCAAGAACATAGAGACAGTCAAGTCAGTGATATTTGGATCTGCTGCCATCATGATGATAGGTGCATTATGGATGATGATTCCTGGTGCAGCATTAGGTGCTATAGGATTCGCATTCATATTGTCCGCATTCTTGTTAGTCATCTCAGCAGCTTACCGATTAGTCACATGGATAGCAGGAGACAAAGCATTGCAAGACATGAAAGACCTCAACATGCTGATAGTGACTTGTGCCGCTACTATGGCTATAGGAGCATTCTTCATGATGATACCAGGATTCGCATTGAATGCATTCTTGTTCGCAGTAGAAGTATCAGTGTTTGTTGCATTTATTGGTTTAGCTTATAGCATATTCACTAACATTGGTGGAAAGAAGATGATCAAGTCTGCTAAAGAGCTAAATAGATTGATAGTGATATCCGCTGCAACACTGATCATAGGCGGCCTCTTCATGCTCATACCTGGCATGCCATTAGCAACACTAGAGTTTGCTATCATGCTAGGAGTGTTCATCGGTGCTGTGACTTACGCATTTGCTTATGCCGCTAAGAAGCTCAAGAAAGGCACAATGGGTGCAATGATAGCGCTAACTGCACTAGTAGTTGCATCAAGCATAGTGATGCTAGCAGGAGGATTGCTGATGATAAACTATCCTGACTTGATATGGGGCATTCCAGTGTTCTTATTCTATCTTGCTCTCATGATAGCTGGCATGATTGGACTGTCATTGCTAGCAAACAGATTCAAGAAACAGATTGGACTTGGGTTGCTTGCTATAGCAGGAATAGAGTTGCTAGTCTATGCTGCAGACAAAGTCATGAAAGCCATAGTTGGTACTGTTGACAAGATAGATGGTCGATGGGATGACATGGAAGAGTACATCAAGAAAGCTGGCATCATATTTGGAGGTGTGATTGGTATTGTAGCAATAATAGCAGCTGTTTTAGCTGCTACAAAATTAGGAATGGGCATTGGAGCAATAGGAGCAGCAGAAGCATTAGTAGCAGGAATAGTAGGAATAGTGTACTTATGTGCCAAGGCAATGGATGCTATAGCAGATAGCATGTTGAAGTTCCAAGATGTAGAGCCTATTGACTTCGGCGTCATAGGAGCTAACTTAGCTGGTTATTTAGCGTTGCTTGTTCCACTCGGCTCACTAGCAGGTCCTATCACATGGGCATTGCTGAAGTCTGCTAATGCTAACATTCACTTGATATCAGAAGCTATAAGTGACATAGGACAGACTATACATACTTTTGCTTCTATGACTGTTCCTATATACAAAGATGGAAAGCAAGTAGGAGTGCAGCCATTTGGGCCATCTGATGCACAAAAAGCAGCTGACAATGTCTCCACTATACTTACTTGCTTAGGTGGTGCTATACAGAAGCTATATGAAGATGACAAAGGAAGAGGAATCTTTGGCAACTACTTGACTGACTTCTTGAGACTTGACACTCCATTCACTAGAGTAGTGAAGTCTTGCAACAACATGGGCAAGATGATCTCATCTATAGCAGAAGGAGTGAAAGACATGGCAACATTGCATGTTCCTTATTATGTGAATGGAAAGAAAGCAGGATATCGCTCACTCAATGACTCTGACTTCAAGCTAGCTAAAGACAACATTGGAGAGATTGTCAAGACACTAGGTGATGCTATCATGTATGTTTACAACAACAACCCTCATATGTTCAGTGACCAAAGCTTCTTTAGTTGGCTGACAGGAACACCTAGACCTTCTAAGACGCCTTTTGGAATAGTGATGACATCATGCACCGCAATGGGCAAGATGATCTCTTCTATAGCGTCCGGGCTCAAAGACATGGCTAAGCTCAGAATCCCAATATACAAAGGAACACAAGTAGTAGGATATGACACCATAACTTCTAAAGACTTTGACAAAGTAGGAAAGAACATAAAAAGCATCATACTTTGCTTAGCAACAGGAATAGTGGATGCATACAATGAAGGAAAGAAAGGAAATGTCAATCTATTTGATGATCCATCTCATTGGTACGAGCCTGGGAACAGAGCTCCTATTGCAATGGCTATAAAGACATTCAAAGGAATAGGTGGAGTTCTTTCCGAGATGGTGAAAGGACTGAATGACATAATCAACTTGAAGATCCCATATGTAGAGAATGGAAAAGTGGTGCAAGGAAAGTTTGTTCCATTGGATCCTTCTGACATTGATCCTACCAACCCGGAAGCAAAGCTCACTAAGCTGATAAGATTTGTCATAGAAGCACTCCCGTCTGCTATGATGAGTATATATGATGCACATCTGTCTGATGGGTGGTGGCAGACTGACTGGAAAGGAACAAACTCAAAGTTTGGATCAATGAAGAAGGCATTCGACTTCATCAAAGACATAGTTGCTTATGAGGTCAAAGGAATGAATGACATACTGAACATGAAGATTGACATGTCTAAGAAGGATGCATTGCAAGACAAAGTGAACTACATACTTTCTGCACTTCCTAATGGAATGCAAGATGCTTTATATAAGACTATAAATGGAAAGAGAGTGATTAATGACATATTCTCTAAAAGCAACGAAGACTTGATAGAAGAAATATCTAATAAGTATGGTGCATTCAAAGACTGCATATCATCTGCTGTAGAAGCTTATGGCAAAGTGATAAGCTTGATGAGTCAGAAGATAGACAAGAAGCAAGTCAACTTGGGAGTAGTGAGACATCACTTGATAGCGGCTATCACTACTATTCCTGACACATTCCATGACATGTTGTATGATGCTGACAATAAGATGAAAATGAGCATGGTTGCTATGATAGGAAAGAACAGCATTGCTTCTTCTATAAGAGAATCTTATAAGAATCTGTCTGGTGCCATATCAGAGATCATAGCAGCTTACAACAATATAGCACAGATGATTCCTAAAGAAGACTCGAGTTACACTATGGACACATTGTCTAATGCTATAGAGAGCATGTTGGAGTCTACAAGCAACTTGAGCATGTACATCAATCCTGATAGTCTAAGTCTATTAGACAAAGGATTTGTCAGACGAATGCAGAACTTAGCAGATGGCATGGCATACATGAAGCAAGCTTATTCTGACTTTCCTGACATGTCAACACTCTCTAGCTTAGATGTTGCTGCCATTATAAGACAGATAAACAAAGCGGTGTCTGAAGTAGAGAACACTCACAAGTTTGCTAGAGAGACTAGAGATGTCCATGACTTTGTGGAATCAGTGAACTCACTTGACCTGAACAGAACTTCTTCTATGATAGACATGGTAACTGCAATAGACAGAATGGCATCTAACATAGATGGACTAGACAAGTTCACGAAGACTATTGCTAATGAGCTGACACAAGTCCTTGCACACTTGACAGAGCAATTGAGACAGTCATCTGTAGCTATAGACAAAGCAGAGAGAATACAGAGAGACAGACACAAGAACATACAAGAATCTATATACAAGATCAACTCGCTTCTTAACAATCCTGTTCAGGTGATTGTGTCTCAAGAAGATCAGAAAGATGGTGATGATCAGAATCCAGACAATGACACATCTACATCTAATGACTACATTCCTTCAGCAAGTCCAAGCTCGCCAGGCAAAGTCGTATTCACGGACAGCAATCAAGATTCACAGAACACCTTGATGATGTCTATAGAAAAAGCATTGAAGAACATGGTAGGAATGAACAGGACTAAGACTGGATCTACTCAAGAGAAAAACAACATGCCAAGCAGAAAATCATGAGCACATGGAACATATATCACAAAGGAGAGCTAATCACTACTTATCCGCTGTCAGATACTATGATAGAAAAGATGAAGAAGAACAAAGAGATAGTCCATGTAGATCCTTACACATCTAAGAAAAGGACTATCCCACTGTCTTCTTGCAGACTGGTGAAGTGCATCACTATATAAGATAACACAATCAATTAAGCAAACATCATGTTCACATTACCTGCTAAGAGAGACGGCTTCAGACTTCTGTTGCCTAAAGAGATAATACCAAGAGAGATAGAAGAGAAGTACACTAAGATACTTGTTGACGCGAAGTCATTCATCACCAAGCCTATCGACTTCTTGAATGAGAGCATCCAAAAGGTGCAAGTCTTAGGATTCCAAACAGCTACTATAGAGCAACAACAGACTGATAGGCCTTCTTTGCTAAGGACACCAGGAAGAGAGTTCTCTACACAAGGTGGATCATCTGGTTACCAATACAGATCTCCTGGAAGTCCATTGTCATTAATAGACAAGACCATCAACATTGACTTCAGGCATACTCTTGGATATGTCAACTACTTCTTGATGTTTGAGTCATTCTGGTACATGTACTCTAGAGACACTAACTACTTGAATGACTTAGAATACAACTTCTGCATTGACTTGTTCAATGAGAAAGGCTCTATATACTCTAGAGTAGTGCTCAACCATCCATTGCTGGATGGAATGGACATGCTTGACTTTGACTTCACTCAGCCGCTTGCTGCATCTAGCACATTCAGATGCATCTTCAAGTACAATGACATAGACTATCAGTTCATGAACATTGACAACATAACATACACTGAGACTGAAGTTCCTTATGGTGAAGACATAGAAGAATCAAAGAGAACAAAGAAGAAAGGAGATGAGTCATACTTGAACTATCCTTATTCTAGCATATCTATAGAAGATGGATCTTTCGGAAACATGTCACAGAATCCGAGACAAAAGTATGTTGATACATCCAAGACCTTAGTCGACGAGAATGGTAATCCTATAAAGATGCATGACAGATGACGCTAGGAGTCGCTGGGCGCCGCTAGCGGCCGCGAAATACCCTAAGATATAAATTATATTAGGGCAACATTTTCAAGGCCGCCAGCGGCTTATTTAACTTGTTTTAACAGATATTTTATTTTGAACTTTTCTTTCATTGTTTCTATCATTAGAATGTAACTTATTAAATGACAAAGAAAATGAAAAGAGAAGAAAGAAAGAAATACAATCACTATAGCTTGTTCGCATTTGATGAGATGCTGAATGGAAAGCTAGAGAGATGGGAAAGTCAAGCACTGAATGGACGAACTACACCATCATTGGTATACTCATTAGTAATAGACATGTTCAGATATATTGGTGACAATAGATCAGAAGAAGAAATTCTGAAAGAGTGCCAGACAGTAGAAGACTGGTACCAGAAGCATGTTTGGACTACTATCCAGCACAACAAGTGGAAAGATGAGCGCCTCATTCCAGTTCTTAGAAAGAGAATGAAGTTGCCAAAGTACAGAGCAGAAAGAGAAGCGTCTTGGTTCATGCTCCAATGGTCATTCATGATCAAAGATGAATGATGTCTAGATAGATTTTTTCTTATAGCATTCATTGAATTTGTCTGATATGCTTTTCTATTTTATATCTTATAAAAGTATATTAGTATAGAATTCAATGAATGTTTTTATTGGGATAGACCCATCTGTGAACAGCACAGGACTTACTATAAGGAATGATGAAGGATATTGTCAGTTCTTCATCATCAAAGAAGATCATCTTACTAAGAAAGAGAAGAAAGCAGCTTTAGACTATGCAGACATATTTCATTATTGTCATTACTTGAAAGAGGATGTAGGAAAGACAGAGAATGCATTCCAGAGAGAGCTTGCTAAAGCACACAATCTGTCTAACATAGCAGACACTATATACAATGTGATATGGGAAGTGCTGAGACAATGGAAGATACAGACTTCTGAGTCAACTATAGAGAGCATCACTATATGCATGGAAGGAATCTCTTATGGATCTATACATAGTGCAGCGGTGATGGACTTAGCTGGACTGAACTATCTGATAAGAGACAGACTTCATCATCATAGTGTAGTAGGAACATTGTATGTGGCACCTCCTGCAGAGATCAAGAAGTATGCAACAGGACAAGGCAATGCAAACAAAGAGTTGATGGTGACAACATTCAAAGGTTCGTTTCCTGACTTTGATCTTCCTAAGATAGATGACATCAGTGATAGTTGGTTCATGTCCAAGTATGCTCAGTACATGTTTGAAAACAAGCATTGACATTCCTATTTTATCATCATAACTCATTAGATTATGATAAACGAAATAGAATACAACATAACAAAGTGTGCATCAGAGAATCTTGGAGATGACTTTGAGTTCAGAGAGAATCAGCTTGAAGTCATCTCCAAGATTGTGAAGAACTGCATAGAAGAGAATGCATCACAGTCACATCTAGTCCAAGCTCCTACTGGATCAGGAAAGTCTATAATCTTGATTCTTGCGGCACTGACTCTAGCGGAGTACTATGACAAGAGAAGCTTCTTGCTTTGCTCTGACTTATCATTGTGGAAGCAATATGATGACTTCATTGACAGTCACAAAGAACTTAAGTACAAGATAGGTAGAATCAAAGGCTCTTCTAACTATGTGTGTCAGAAGAACAACAAAGAAGTAAACAAAGGAGAGTGCAAAGTTGCTAAAGTGTCATGGAAGACATTGCTAAGTCCTGCATTAGCAGAGCAGTGTGGATATGACTGTGCTAGATGGTGCCCTTATGTCAAAGCAAGAAGACAGGCTTTAGCCAGCAAAGTGACAATCATGACATATCAGATGTATTTCAGGGCAGTAGCTGGTCACTTTGATCCTTCTAGCATGTTTGGATGGTCAGTGCGCCCTGTAGTGTTCTGTGATGAATGTCACAACATACCTAGTCTGCTTCAAGGAGCATACTGCCCACAACTGAAAGACTCTAACTTGTCTAAGTTGCTCCACATCTATGACTATGCAATGTCACTGAACAACAACATGTTTGCCGATGAATGGCAAGAAGAGCTTTCTAGTCTTTCAACAGATGTTGCTACCACACACAATCAGTTGAAAGATCAACTAGAGAGATTGTTCAATGACATATATGATTGTCAAGACAACAGCATGTTGATGGACAAAGTGTCTGCTTACAAGAACAAGATAAGCCAATTCAATGGAATAGTAGAGAAGATCATGGAGAAGCTATCTTCTAACATCAAAGGAAAAGGATATGTATCATCTACCGAGTATGAAGTGTATGAAGAGTGTGAGTGGCAGCAACGCCATGAGTCAATGCTCACAACATACTTGACGGTGATAGTTGGAGAAGACAACAAAGACTATGTTGTTGTCACACCTAATGAGCATACTATAGAGATGTTCAGTCACAAGAGTGGAAAGATGGTCAAGAAGAAAGAGAGAACTATTGACTTGCAATGTGCAAAAGAAGACTACATAGCTAAGAACTTCTTGTTTCTAGGTCCAGAGCATGTCATCATGACATCTGCGACTATTGGAAACATGAAGTCTTTTGAAGAGAACTTAGGAATTGACAATGCTTCGGAAGACAACTTGCCATCACTCTTCGACTTTTCTAATAGTCCAATATATGTGTTGTCAAGATGGAAGATGAGTCAGAAGTTCAAAGAAGAAAGCTTTCCTAAAGTACAGAAAGCAGCTTATGAGCTATGCAACAGATATACCCAGAAGAAAGGAATCATCCAGACTTGGACTTATGACTTAGCTAAGAGAATATATGAAGAAGCTCCTGGCAACTTAAGAGACAGGATGCTTCTATATAATGATGCTAAAGAGAAGAGAGACTTGATTGACTATCATAAGAAGACTGTCCAACCAACTATATTAGTAGGCCCAACATTGAATGAAGGAATTGACTTGCCAGGAGATGAGTGCAGATTCATCATCATGCTCAAGATGCCTTATCCATATCTTGGATCAAAACTTGTTTCTAGGAAGAAAGACTTATATGAAGGATGGTATCAGAATGAGACACTAAGAACTATCATTCAATCAATAGGCAGAGGAGTGAGATATGATGGTGACTGGTGCCAGACTTATATATTAGATGGATCATTTGGATTCTTTTATTATCAGATGAAGAACTCATTTCCATTAGAGACACAGCACAGATTCAAATTTTATAGTTGACACATAAAATTTACAATTAGTTAATTAATATATATGAAAAGTTTAAGAGAAGTAGTAGAAAAAAAAAGAAGAAAGCTCACTTCAGAAGTTCTTCAATAAGCATGGGATAGTTCCAGAGAAGATAAGTCCAGATTCTAAAGTAAATCAAATAGGATTCTCTGAGAAAGAGCAAAAGTGGTATGGATGGAATCATAGGGCAATCTATGGATTCAAGATAGGAGACAAGAGTGGTCCAGGAAAAGTTGGATATGAGTTGTTGAAGAAAGAGAATGGACCATTGGTTTGCAAAACCATAGAAGATTGCAAGAAGATGGCTATAGCTTTTGCTAAAGAAATATCTTAAATTCTTAAATTTTTAGAGAAAAAAAATGAATTTATTTTGAAATTTCTAGTTTATATTCTATATTATAATTGTAATTAATAAAATAAATATTAACTTAATAAATATTATTTTATAAAAAATAATCTAAATTTATATCATATTTATTATGAGAATTATTAATATTAAGAAAATTCAAGTAGTTAATCCTTCTTCTATCAACTTCGAGATTGGAGTAATTTTCAAGACTCCTTCTGGAGAAATCCTTATCAAAGAAGATAATCTAAAAATCCATGGATATAATCTAGAGAAGATAGGAGAATTCTTATTTGGAAAATTGGAATTTGAAGATCCTAGATTCAGACTAAGATATAATTCAGAAGATCCTTCTATTATTCCAATTTATGAAGGTTATGGAAGAATAATAGATGAATATCTAAGAAATCTAATTCTAAAGAAGAAGTTAATTAAATAACTTCTTCTAGGGGATTTAGAGAATATCTAAAAATGAACTTAAACTTATTATATTCTAATATATATTATAATCTATTAGAAGTAGAAGAACAACTTACTCTTCTCTTACTTTCTACTTACTATACTTACTATATATAATATTATAATCTATTAGAAGTAGAAGAATCTAATATATTTTATTATTAAATATAAAGATTAATTTAAAGTTTGTATGAAGGCAAAAGATGTATTAAAAATATTAAAAGTTACTAGACCTACTCTTTGTAAATATGTTAAAATAGGAAAGATAAAGGTAAATAGAATAAATGAGCGAAAACTAGATTACAATGAAGATGATGTATTTGCATTAGCAGGTATAAAGCAAAGAAAGAAAGGTGTCATATATGCTAGAGTTTCTACTAACAGCCAAAAGTCTAGCCTAGAAAGTCAAGTCAACATACTAAAAGAATATGCTAATAAGAATGGTGTACAGATAGAAGGTGTATACAAAGACATTGCTTCCGGGTTAAGTTTTGATAGAGGAAACTTTAATTCACTTTTAATGGAAGTAATACAATATAAGATAAAAGAAGTATATATCACAGACAAAGATAGACTTAGTAGAATATCTTTCAATATGTGGAAAGAGCTGTTTTCTTACTTCAATTGCAACATCGTAGTATTAAATGACATACAATCAGATGAAAGTGAAGAAAAAGAAATATTCCAAGATATAATATCTTTGATTCATTGCTTTGCAATGAAAATGTATTCTAAGAGAAGAAAGAACAAGCTTAAGCTAATAGAAGAGAACTTACAAGCAGAGCAAAGATGAAAGTACAGTTGACACAGCAGACTATAGTAAGAGCAAAGGATAGAAGATATTCTTTGCTTGATAAGTTGTGTTGGCTTTCTAAGAATCTTTACAATCAAGCATTGTATCAGATAAGACAGCAATACAAGAAAGACAAGTCTTATCTTGGGTACAATGCATTGTATCATCTATTACATGACTCACACCAAGCAGACTACTTTGCTCTTCCTTACATCCAATGTGCACAACAGACATTACGCTTAGTAGACAAGCAATATGCTTCTTTCTTTGCTTCTGTCAAGTCAAAGAAAATGAAAGGAAAGAAAGTGCATTGTCCTAAGTACAAAGACAAAGAGAATGGAAGGTATGTTGTTGTCTATACTAATCAGTGCGCTAAAGTAAGAGATGGCATCTTAAGAATAAAGGTAGAAGACAAGCAATGGATTGAGTTTCCTTGTGACAAGAAAGACATAGATCAAGTAAGGATAGTGCCTAAAGGAAATCACATTGTAGTAGAAGTGATATATACAGTAGAAGTAGAAGAGAAAGAAGACAATAGAAGATATGGAGCTATAGACTTAGGAATAGACAACTTATGTGCTTTTGCTTCAAATGGATGCAATGGTATGTTGTATGATGGGAAGAAGCTTAAGTCTATCAACCAGCATTACAACAAGAGAAAAGCATCATTGCAGTCAAAGCAAAAGAAAGGCACAACAAAGAGGATAAAGCATCTAACAAGCAAGAGAAACAAGAAAGTGAAAGACTACATGCATAAGGTAAGTCATGCTATGGTGCAACACATGGAAGCAAACTCACTTGCTACACTCATTGTAGGCAAGAATGTAGGTTGGAAAGAAGGTGTAGCACTAGGACACAAGACAAACCAGACTTTTGTCTCTATACCATACAATAAGCTGATCCAGATGCTAGAGTACAAGTGCAAGTTGCATGGCATCAGATTCATTCTAGTGAGTGAAGCATACACTTCAAAGTGCAGTTTCTTAGACGGAGAAAGCATTAGAA